CAACGACTTTAATCTTCGTCCTGGTTTTGGTTCAACTGATTTTTGGAATTTTGTTGAGTCTGATATGTATATGGACTTATCTGGTGTTTATGCATCTACTTACATCGACGAATGTTTTGATGTCTTAGCAGAACTAGAACTTGAAGGAGTATAATAATGGCTTTTACTTACTCAGATGATTGTTTCTCCGACCTTCATAAAGATGTTTATGGATTTCGTCCTCGTGGAGTTTTAATGGATGAGTGGAATGACCGCACTCCTCGCCAAAAACAAGAGCTATGGAATGCTCTTTGTGATCAGCTTGAGGAGAATACCGCTCGTGAAAAAAAGATTGAAGAAATGAAAGTTGATGAATTCAAAGAACGCATTCATCAAGCCCAAACCTGGGGTGCTCATGATTACTGGGATGCTTTACGCTGGATTACTGGTTCTGAAACCTTTTACCATTCTCAAGACGTTGAACATTTTGTATGGGAACAGGGAATTCTGTTTACTCAATACGGTAAACAGTTAGTTAAAGATCTCTTGAAGATCGTTGAATATAAGGAATATAATTATGCTTAATAAGTACTTTAGAATTGAAGCTTTTTCTTTTGAAGATGGCGAGTACAAGTTGCAAGAGTTTGCAACCGGTTTTGCTCATAAGCAAGCCGCTGATTACTTTCGTCGCATGCATGATACTAATGAATTTGCTAAGATCACTATGAAACCTGTAAAGGCAGCATAAATGCATTGGGTCTTAGTATACATCGCAATTTCTGGTCATTCAATTTATGCTGTCAATGCTATGGGCCCGAAAATTTATTTTGAAACTATTACTGAGTGCTTTTTCGCTAGAGAAAGATTGTCATTGACTGTAGGAGGAACCGTAGAAGGTTACTTTCCTCTTAACACTCAAGCAGTTTGTGTACAAGCCTCTGTTGTAGAATAGAATGGTCACGTAGCTCAGCTGGATTAGAGCAAGGCACTTCTAATGCCTAGGCCGGGGGTTCGAGTCCTCCCGTGATCACCAATACTCGCATGTTGGAATTGGTAGACAATGAAGACTTAAAATCTTTTGCCTTAGGGCGTACCGGTTCGAGTCCGGTTGCGAGTACCAAATAATATTCCTCTAGCTCAATTGGTTAGAGCAGAACGCTCATAACGTTTTGGTTACAGGTTCGAGTCCTGTGGGGAGTACCATTAAACTATCTCGGAGTAGCGCAGGCTGGTAGCGCATTTGGTTTGGGACCAAAGGGTCGGGAGTTCGAATCTCTCCTCCGAGACCAATTAATAAATAATTTAAACATAAGGATGTATAATGCCAAAAGGCTTCACAAACGCTAAGAAAACGTCAATCGGTAGAAGAAACGTAAAGAAGTCTTCTATGAATAAAAGTAAAAAACGTAGTTTTAAAAAATACAGGGGACAGGGGTGAATTACTACTTATTTGGGTTACAGAGATCAGGCACAAATTTAGTCCAGAATTTAATTGAAGACAATTATGGATTAAAACCAGCAAATGCTGCCCCTGAAGAGTGGAAACACTCTATGAAACCTAATTTAAAAAATGATTATCCAGTTTTTAAGGTAATAAAAAATCCATACACTTGGGTTGAATCTATAGTTTATAGAGAACGCGCAGATTTCTTTCAAAAACATGATTTTGACTTTTTTCAAACAGGTCCATTTATGGTCGAAGACGTAAACTTAAATATGTTAATGTACGTTTACAAAACTTGGTACGATCAATGGAAAGATAAAGGCACACTTATTAAGTATGAGGATATTTTATATCCAGAACAGCAAAGAGAATATTTTGCAAAACACTTTGGAGATTTGGGAAGTTGGAAAACAGTTGCGCCTGGATCCATGTTTATGTGTGAAGAATTTAAATATAAAGACTTAGAATATTATGAAAAGCAGAAACCAACGAAGCTAACTGGTATGCAGGTGAAAATAATTAATAAAGTGATGACTAAATATTTCTTTATTGAAACTGGATTCAAAATGTTAAGAGTAAAAGGATTAATCTAAAACCGTAAATCTGCGAAATCCTATTGCAGTAGATAAAGGTTTTTCTCCTATAGTTACTTGATCATTATCATTTCCACTTATAATAAGAACATATGTTTCCCCATATCTTTGTCTTTTTTCTAAGAAAAAACCAACATGTCCTTGCCACTCTTCACCATCTTGTCGAGGAAAAACTATGATATCACCTTGAGTTAAATCATTAGGAAGAACTTGCTCTCCATACTCTAAGAAACTTCTTGCAAGCAGTGATGTTTCAGGATCCATAACTTCAGAGCCCCAATATCCTGATTTTATTAAAACCGCGTTCATAAATGCAGCGCACCACGGTGTGATAACAGGATCAACATTTAAAAATTCTTTTAATTCTTTTCTATGCGTCTTTTCGTTATATCCAATATACATATAACTGTTCGCAATAAAAGGATGAGTGTATTCAGATGCGGATGGCAATCCAGCGCATGCTGAAGTAATTTGTGCTAGTGCACCGATGGTAAAAAAAGTGATTTTATTCATTTTTATGGTGTACATTTCAATAGAACTATGGTAGTATATATAGAAACTTAAAGGAGATACATCATGAAAAAAATTATTCTAGCAACTACAATGCTTGCTACAATGGCTACATCAGCCTTTGCTGCAACTCGTCCAGCAAAAATAGTATTTGTTGAAACAGAAACAGTTTACGAAAATGTTTATGTTGAAAAAGAAGTTTGTACGCGTGAAAGAGTAGAGTACACTACACCAAGCGGTGATGTTTTAGGTGGTTTAATTATTGGTGGAATTCTTGGTAAAATTGTAACAGGAGATGACGGTGGTGCTGCTGTAGGCGCTATCCTCGGTGCAGGGATTGAAGGCAACAAGAAAAAGCATATTGGTCATGGATACGAAACTAGATGTGAAATTATAGTTGAACCTGTTAAACGAGAAGTTAACATGTATGTTGTCCATTGGAAATATAAAGGAAAGCGTGGCTATTTCTTTACAGAAAAGAAACACTATGTTGGTCATACTATTCACGTTGATGTCGGTCACTAATGGTATTTAAATTAAGTGGTGATTTAAATAGATGGGGCATTGGAAAAATTGGTCGAGGATTAATCAATTCAGAAAAAGATAAATTTTGGCTAGATATTCCAAAAAACGCCTCGCAAACTACCATTCATGGATTAACTAATCGTCATCCAAATGATGGAAAATGGGTGCCAATTAATTCAGAAAATTTTAAAGTCAATTCTATCCAGAAATATTTGATTGTTAGAGATCCGATCCAGAGATGGGTCGGATCTTCAGTCGAATTAGCATGGCATCATCATAAAACTAAATCAGAGGGAAATTTTTTCGCACGGAAAAATCTAAAAGAATGGTATGATATGCATGCACGTCCTGATCTTCATCATTTACCACAATGGGTATGGGCAAGACATCTAGATCTACATGATAATACAACCTTTATAATAATGGATAATAAAGATATTAAATTAAAACTAAATAAAACGTTTTCAGACTACAACTTTGATGTGAACGTAAACTACAGTGAAGACAACGAATTTAAAAAGAAAATTAAATATCGTATTATGGATGAATTTATGACAGATCATGTCTTTGTAGATAAATTAAAAGATTACTATGCTGAAGACTACGATTTATTGGAATTAGCATATACATCAAGTGGACACTAAATGATTATAGATATAGAGGTAACACATGGTTGATAGTAACGATCCAGAACCAATACGGTATTATGAATGGATGCTTTGGAAATTAAGACAAGAGCGGAAAGAAGATAACGCGAAAAGTATTGAAGGGCTTTGGAAATTAAGACAAGAGCGGAAAGAAGATAACAATGAAACTTAGAAATCAAATTTTGGGAACAGCTTTACAACACGCAGACGGTGAAATTCAAATACATAAAATGAATATTGAAGTTTATTTAACTAACCCTGCAGGTATAGGCGAACACAGTGATGTAATGGAAGCTATTCAAGGTGAACTTGATAAAATGGCATTAGCGCATGATCGTAAAGAAATGCTTATTAAGTATTTTGAAGGCTTAAAAAACCAGGTTTGGCAAAACGATGACAAATAAAAAATATAAAGATTTCTATGACAACGATAATTTGTGGATGTGGTTAGATATATGTACAAATTGTAATGCTGGATGTCCCGAATGTCACAGAACAGATTGGGAAGGTGGAGGCCTTGGAAAGCAAGAATGGCTTCCTCTTATTAGTTGGACTTTTACACAATTTAAAAAATGCTATCCACCTGAATTTATCAAAAAAGTAAAAGAGTGGGACATTTGTGGAACGTGGGGAGATCCTGCAATGTGTAAAGATTTATACGAAATTGCAGAATATATTATTACTCATCGTCCTGATGTTAAACTAAGTATTGATTCAAATGGCAGCATTAGATCAAAAGCTTGGTGGAGAAAACTTGGTGAATTATCTAAGCTTATGCCTCTTGATGAAGGTGTAAGACCTATTAGAGTTGACTGGGCAATTGAAGGTATCAATCAAGAAATGCACCAAGCGTATCGTAGAAAAACTCACTTGAATAAAGTGTTAGGAAATATGCAGGCTTTTGTTGAAGGTGGAGGTTATGCAACAGCTATGGTAGTTGTTCATAAACATAATCAAAACCATTTGCAAGAAATTAAAGATTTGGCAATGACTTATGGCGCAAGTGAAGCTTGGTTCACAGAATCTAATCGTTTTTACAATGGTCCTATTTTCCATTTTAAAGATGAACATGGTAATGATGCTACATTAGAACAAGCCGGTGGTGATTATTATAAACCTAATCCAGTTAGACCACCACAAGCGGATTGGAAAACTAGAGTAGAAAAACAAGCCTGGTTCAAAGAAGCACAAGAAGGCGTAGATGAAATAGAGGAATTTGAAGATGAAGACAACTTGTATTGAATGTAGTTGGCAAAATGAAGGAAAAATTTTAATTAATCCTGATGGTCAAGTTTTTCCTTGCTGTTATCTTGCTAATAAAACATATAAAGCTGATCAACACGGCGCAGCTTTTCCTACTATGGAAGAAAAATCTGAAGAGTGGGGTAATTGGTTTTGGAAAGAAAAGTCTGATGCTATTATGAGAAAATATATAGAGCATAAAGACGATTTAAATGTATTTAATAAACCAATGGAAGAAATTGTAAATCATCCTTGGTTTACAGAATGGCTACCTGAGTCATGGGAAGATGAGGAAACACGTAATGAAATTTGTGTTACGTTTTGTGAAGTTCCTGTAGATGAAGAAGAGAAAAAAGAATTTTTTGAAAAGTATACTAATTCATCATGACATTAATAGTAGGCATAAGTGAGGGATTTCACGATGCTGGCCATTGCGTAATAAGAAATGGAAGAATTATTAAAGCGCAGCATTCAGAAAGATTTACTCGTAAAAAGAATGATAGATGGTTATCTGAAAACTCTGCAACAGATATTTGCAGAGCTGATGTAGTTGCCTTTTATGAAAAACCTTGGCTAAAAAAGACACGCCAGTTTTATGCTGGACAAGGTTGGAAAAAAACTCATACAGAATACGATGTTTCTTTTCCTCATCATATGTCACACGCCGCAGCAGGATTTTATACATCCACATTTAATGAATGCAATATTCTAGTAGTTGATGCTATTGGGGAATGGGATACTATTTCTGTCTGGAAAGCCTGGATGGATGGTGATGTACCAAAAATGAAAAAGACTAAGAGTTGGAAATATCCATATTCTCTTGGTCTTTTTTATTCTGCGATAACACAAAGAATTGGACTTAAACCTCAAGAAGATGAATATATTACAATGGGCATGGCTGCTTATGGTTCGCCAAAACATGTCACCGCTTTGCAACCTTATATGGAATCTAATTGCCATAAAGGTATTGGCACTGCAATCCCAGAAGCAAAAGATGAAGATCTTGCATCATCTGCACAATTTTGCATTGAAAGAGAAATATTACAGATAATAGAAGATCATTGCCCTCATAAAAATTTAGTGTTTATGGGAGGTGTTGCTCTTAACTGTGTTTTAAATACTAAGATAGCTGAACGCGGAAAAAATATATGGATCATGCCTAATCCTGGTGACTGTGGGTCCTCTCTCGGCGCCGCGGCGTTGGCATATGGTAAGAAATTAAAATGGAGGCACCCATACCTTGGTACAGATATCCGAAGAGAAATCAATCCTACAGAAATTGTTCAACATTTGCTTGATTATTCTTATTGCGGGGTTGCAAATGGCCGTGCTGAGTTTGGCCCTCGTGCCCTTGGCAATCGTAGCTTGCTTGCTGACCCTAGACGAGATATTAAAGATACAGTTAACCAAATTAAACGTAGACAAAAGTTTCGACCCTTTGCACCTGCAATCCTGGAAGAATATGCTAAAGAATATTTCGAAGGACCAATGAATGAATACATGCAATTTGTGGCAATGGCCAAGCATGATTACTCATCAGTAACACACGTAGATGGATCAGCAAGAGTACAAATTGTAAAGAGAAATTGCATGTCACCATTGAGAATTATTCTAGAAGAATGGATGAATAAAACAGGTGTTCCTATGTTATTAAATACAAGTCTTAATATTAAAGGACAGCCTATGGTAGACACGTGGAAACACGCGTTGGAATTTCAAGAGCATTATAATGTTAAAGTTTTCTAAAGAATTATATGCCTGTGGGTGCAGTTATACTTCAAAAAATTGGATCGTCTCAGATGCTAATAAAATAGAAGGCTATGAAACAGGACCACATCTTATGTGGCCAGAAATTTTAGCTAAAAAATTAAATTTAAAAGAAGTCAATCATGGTTTAGAAGGTCATGGGAATGATTACATTATGCAAAATAGTGTAAAATACATCCTTGATAATCATAAAAAAATTGATGTGGTTTGTATCCAGTGGTCTGAATTAACCAGAATGTGGGTTTATGACATGAATTACTTTAATCCTTCTGTGTGGCTAGATGAAGACTTACGAAAGTTTGACAGATGGGGTGATGATTTTGTTGGTTTTCCAAATATTTTTGGTGATCGGTTTACAGCTTCCATAGCATTAATGAAATATGTTGCCAGAGATCCTTATACGGTTGTAGATTTATTTAAAAAATATCTTAGAGAAATATACACCTTGCAAAAATTATGTGAAGAATTAAATGTTAAATATATTTTTGGTCAAGGCTTTCCAGCACATCAGTTAGATCAATGGCGTTTAATTAATCCAGACCTAGATTGGAAAGAAACATTAAATTGTTTAATAGGACAACCGGAATTTCATTTAATTAATAAGAAAAAATTTATGGGTTGGCCGTGTCTACCTGAACTTGGTGGAATGACAATGACTACAGGACATCCTGATTTTGAACCTCGAACAAATAGATTAAATCCTATGGATGATCATCCAAGCGCTAAAGGCCAGGAGCTTATTGCGAAGCAGTTTCATAATAAATACGTGGAGTTATATGGATGACTTATATTTTATTTGGTGGCTGCAGTTTCACTGCGGAATCATATTACTGGTTTCAATTCATACAACAAGATAATGAAAATTTATTACATGATTACCATAGAGGTCTTAATGTTTTTCCAGCGTGGCCTGAAATTTTAACGAATCAGCTTAATAAAAAAATAGGTAGTAATTATGAATGTGTAAATGTTGCTGTGTCTGGAGATAGTAATCAACAAGCCATTAGAAATATATTTGATTATATCGGAGGAAATAATTTAAATTGGCGTTTAAATATTCCAGAAGGAGCAAAAGAAAAACCAGAAGCAATAGTTATAGGTCTTACTGAATGGACAAGATTTATAGACATATATGGAAATGCTATAACTTGTTCATTGATTAGTGATTTAGAGTTTCAAGGATTTTATGACGACCTAGAATCATTTAATGAATTAGAAGAAATTTTAATTGATTGGCGCAACACAAGAGAATCAAATAGAAAATTAAAATCTCATACTGCATCTCTTATGACTGGATTTTTAGAAGGCAACCAAGAAAGAAAATATTATCGAGGCGCATTGCAGCTTAATTTAGATTATATGGAAATGTTAATTCTTTATTGTCGTGCACACGACATAAAACTTCTTTTTTGTCAAATATTAAATCCTTGGTGGAGTGGTGGAGGTATTGAATTTCAGGAAGAGTGTGCAAAACGTGTACATTATGAGTGCGATTATCTACAACATAGAATAAATACTATTGAAAGTTATTTTAATGAAAGCTGTAAATTTTTAAATCAAAAAGGATTAGATGCAGCACTAAGAGAGAATGCTAATACTTTGGGTCAAAAATGGAAATGGTCGACAGCTTTTCATTGCTGTAATGTTCCAATTCCATCTACTGGTAAACCTGATCCATATGACCAACATCCAAACAAAGAAGGACATGAATATATTGCGAGCCTTATATCTAAAGATTTTAATGCATTATTCAATCATTAAATACAAAATTAAATTAAAATTTTTTAAGCCTAAACACGAAGAAAAAACTCACGTGTTTATTTACGAACAGGACGAGTAAATGACAGACGAAATTTTCGATTTTGGTTTTACTGCAGTTGATGAGGATGAACTCACCGCTGTACAAAACACACAAGCTAAAGTAGTAGAGACTGAGTCTTTAGCCAGTGACACTCAAGATAGACTAGATAGCCTTTTCAATGCCATCACGCCTTTGCTGAATAACCTTAAAGCGAACCCTGATAAAGAATACATTCTATGGCCTAATAGGTTAGCTAAAGTTGAACAATTTGAAACAAAACTACAAAAAATATATCGTGGAACTTAAAAAAAACGTAAGTAATTGATTTCTATTAGTTTTTAATTGCACTTTTTCCTTTACATTCCCTATGCTATATGGTAGTATAGTTATATCAAAAGGAGAAAAGATATGAAATTCGCAGTATACCAAATTCAAATGACTCGTGAAATCGCCGACAAAGTAAACGCAGGCGAAACTGTACCAGCATTTGAAGCTCGGAATAAAATGAACCTTGACTTTGCTGGTCACAAAATTGGTGGTTTGGCAGACGAGGCACTTACTGCTGGGTTTTATACTCACGTTGCTAACATTGAAGCTGATAGTGCAAACGATGTATTTGAAATTGGTAATATGGGTCCTGAGTCGGCAATCACTCGCTTTTCTCGTATGCACTCACTATCAGTTGGTGATCTTATCGTTGATGAAGAAGGTAATGTAATGGTTGTAGCTAACTATGGTTTTGTTGCAATCGGATTTAAGCCTGAAATGTCAGCCGCTAATTTAGTTTATAATATGGAGGAAGTAGCATAATGACACCTTGGATTCAAGAAACCCGCAATGGCTTTGTAATGGCCGCGGACGAAGTCGCTCGCGTTCACGCTGAGATTGCTCAAGGTGAGCAATCGATTGCTGTCCAGATAGATATGAAAAAGTGGAGTGAGAAAGCCGGAATGTGGCCTAATGCTGAGTACAAAAATATAATTAAAGCTCATGCTGAATCTCGTGGTTGGACGCAGGAAGGGTTTACTGGAATGGAGATACTGTAATGGATTCGATTGTAGATCCTTATATGGATGACATTATTGTAACTGAAAAGCTGCCGCGGCACGGTGGTCCTCAAGATCGTGGTGGCGCTGATGCATACTATCACCGGCCTTATGATCCTCACTACTATGTTGGTGGTTCAATGCAATCTGAACGTGTTGAGAAAGACAACATGACTGTTGGTGAAATTGAGGCTTATAAGTATGGTTATGAAAATGAAGTTGATAGAAAAGAGTGGTGATTGAAATTACAGGTATACTCCTTGACCGAGTTGAGAAGCGTGTATTTGATAATGTACTAGACGCTATAGAATTTAGAGACATTCTTGATGCTCATTACGCAAAAGTAATATGGACACAGTACTATGTTTACGATTGAAATCGATTTGGATGAAACTGCCATTACAATTATGGATGATACAGGAGAGCTTGAAGATGTTCAAGCTCTTTTGTACGAAGATTACTGCCATTTTAGACAATGGAACGAAAAAACTAATAAGTTTGAGGTAATTACTTTAAAGGCTGAAATGTATTTAAAGCTAATGGAATCTTGGAAGCTTAGCGATGGCACATATGTCTTAGAGAAAAAAAACGTAAGTAGTTGATTTTAAACGGAAACAAATTGCACTTTTTCCTTTACATTCCCTATGCTATATGGTAGTATAGTTATATCAAATAAGGAAATATGATTATGATGATTATGACTGATATTCAAGATACCCTAGCAATGCAGAATAAGCTTTCTAGCTTACTACGTCGCTCTAATACTTTTGGAATGTCTAAGTCTGACATTCAAGTTGAACTTGATATGATTATTAGTGATCTTATCTCAAATGTAAATCGTATGGAAAATGAAATGAAGGAGTCTATATAATGGAAATCGCAAATACTCAAGTTGAACGTCTTGCTCTTATCAAGAAAATCGCTAACCGCAAGAAAAAACTTGCAGAGGTCAAATCTAAAACTCGTAAAATGCGTGCTCCTAAAGTTGATCGTTCTTTTATGAACATCCCTAAAGAGTCTAACATGTATCAGTGGACTGATGCTTCTAAATATGCTAAAGAGTATTATGGTGAAACATTGCACTATACAACTAAATTTGACAATGACTGGGATTAATCAAGAAATTCGTAATAGGATTCGTCTTTCTGTCGCAGCTTATGCTTATGAGATGGAAGACAATCCTATTATGGGTGATTATGAGTTTGACGAATTATCCAAGACTATCAATCCTGCTGAAAAAACTGGTAATAGAAAAATGGATAATTTTTTCAAAAAACATTTCAATCCTGACACCGGTATGTGGATCCGTTTTCATCCTGAGAGGCAGAAAATAAAATGGATTTATGATACATATTATAAAAATAAATGCAAATAAAATGAAAATAATGCATTTTAGGGGTGTACAATCGGTTTAAACTATGGTAGTATAATTTATCAAATGGGGAAAAGGAGACTCTTTTAATCAACGTCCGTGTAGAGGGAACCGGACCTAGAAGCACTTGGAAGAAATCGACTTACAAATGACGACGGTGCTATCTAACAATCGTATTAGATAGTAAATATAGCGAAACTAGTAAGTTAGATCCAATTGGTTTCAATCAAACTAGAGCGGCAATGTCAATAAGGCCGTGCGGAGAGATTGGAGATACTAGGGGCGTTGATTTAAGGAGTTTTTATTATGAGAACTGTACACTATGTTGGTATGAGCGAGGCTCGTTATGAGGCAGCCCGCAGGGTCTTCGGTGGTCCTGCTTACTATCACAAATATATGGACGCTAGAGTCTATAGTGAAGTTGGTGATAGTGATGTTGTTATTGTAGGTGATGCTAGAATGCAACCATATGTATGGGATGCATCTGCAGTTGATAGGGAATATACAGAATGATTTTTTCTACTAATGGTATCAACACTCAAAATCATTGGATGGTTGGCATTCAATGGCCCTTTGCTAAAGGTACTGTTACTATGCATGACGAAGGTTTTAGCTGTACATGTCAAAAGAAACCACGTAAAGCGTGTAGTCACATTACAAACGTAAAGCTAAGAATATACGGAGTGTTCCAATGAGTATGCATATGATTCGTGGTATTCAAGTCCATGGTAAATCAAAGGTTAAACGTAAACCCGGTTGGAAAAAAGCTCAGCAGGAGCACGAAGAATTTCTGAAGAAAATGGGTGTGACTGGCAAAAAATCTAACTATCGAGCTCCTATGCCTGATTATAGTTCAGATCGTCAGTCACCTCCAACTTCAGATGTTATATGTGGTAATGGTACTAAAAAAGATGCAGTGCAATACACTGGTAATGAGATTGCCGGTATTGTTACTACACATAAGTCAAATCTAATGCCTGTCCGTAAAGACAACAAAAAAGCTTTTGTTGATGCAGCGCAAATGAGGAGAAATTAGGTGCTAAAAGCCGGACGTGATTCATGATAAATTGGGACATATTTCACGATAGAGGATATGTCATTTCTGACAAAATATTTAGAGATGAAGATATCGCATCTCTAAATGTAATAGCTAGTAAACTAAATCCATCTATTGGTCAATCAAAACAAGGATGGTATAATTATTTACGTTTACATGAAGAACGTGATCAAGGCGTTGATATACTTAATGATATTGACTGGTCATATTTCTGGTCCCATACTCCTTTAGACAATCCAATTATCAACGAAAAAATTCTACCAGCATTATCTAAAATTTGTGATCAAGCCTTTGATGGATGGGATTGGGGATGGCAGGATACAAATCGCTATATTGTTCAAAATTATCCTCACGATGAGTCTGAAGCTGGAATTCATCCTCATTTTGATGCTCCATACATTTGGCCTCAAATGCTAGAAAAACAAATGGCGAAAGAATTACAAGAAGGAATCTTAAGTGTCACCTTTATTGTTCCATTAATGAACTTTACTGTGGAAACTGGTGCTACAGGTGTAGTGCCAGGGACTCATAAATTTATTTGGGATACAACTAAGTGGAATGATGCTAAAGATTACACCACACAATTTTTTAAAGATAACTATGTACAACCAGAAGTAGAAATGGGTAGAGTTGCATGTTTTTATGGAAATATTTTACATAGTGTTATGCCAAACAAATCTGATATGATTAGGCGTGGAATAATTTATCGAGGCATAAGACAAGATGCACTTGATGAAATGAAAAAATATGAACTAGGATAAGGAAATACGAATGTATAAAGAAGATATTGTAGCACATCTTGTACGTAAAACTGCTACCATCACTTTTGATAAAAAAGATGGTACTCAACGTGTAATGAATTGCACTCTAATGAAAAATCTGTTGCCTGAACAAATGGACATTGAAGAAAAAATGGATGGTGATCGTGTAGCTGGTAATCCAAATGTGCTAGCAGTATGGGATCTTGAAAAAAATGATTGGCGAAGTTTTAGAATTGATAGTGTCAAAGAAATGGTTTTTCACGACGTATAAATAGTGGTATTACTACCGGAGAAAAGCATGGAAAATGAATTCGATTCAAATGGATATGGAATTTTAATTCGTACTGAAGATTCAGATGATTTAGCTGTTTTAGCTGATGCCAGGCCTCCAGGGCAGGACATTCTTAATCCTGCAGTTACTGCAATCAAAGATATGTTTTGGAGGAAGTTTGGAAAAATATGGATAGACGATAATCCTCTTCCCTATCACGTTACGATAGATGAAGGCATACCAACACCAGATGGCAGAGAAATAAACGAATACTTTAGTAGTGATAGTATTACTTTGTGGGAATATCGAAGTAATAAATGGTTAACTTTTCATATTACGCAAGTCGCAGGAACAAAAACAGGTAGTAAGTAATGAATATAGCAATACCTTTTTTAATTTGGATATCAATGCTAGCATGCTGGCTTGTTGGTCGGCGATCAACTCAAGAGGAAGTAATTGAAGCAACTATCGATACTTTAATTCAAAAGGGGTATTTGAAGGCTAGCGTTGATGAAGATGGTGAAATTATTTTAGAAAAAATTAAATAAATGGTTTACTTTTGATTTAAACTATGGTAGAATATACTATATTTAATGATGGAGGAAGCCAATGGCTATTCGTAAAAAGCGTAAACCAATGTCACCGGAACAGCGTGCTGCAGCGGGCGAAAGATTAAAAAAAGCTCGTGAAAAACGCATGAAGGAAAATCCACCTCAGTATAAAAACATTGCTTCTGGCGTTCTTGAACGTTCTGAAGATGATCCATTTTATTTCCGTAAAATTCAAGAGTGGATTAAAGTTCAAAAAGAAGAATTATCTATCGCTCGTAGCATGCTTCGTAGAAAAGAAAAAGGAGCAGAAGGTAAGGTAGCTAATCACCAAGCTTACATTCGTAATCTTGAAACATTTCTAAGAACTGGTACTTACCAAGATATGTTTTATGGAGAGCAACAGCAGAATAAGATTAGGTACGTCTGCCACACTCCAGCCTATGACAAGGATGGAAACCAAAAATATTCATATGGTGTCTTCTATCCTAGTCTAGGAGTTACCTACACAGGTCTAGAGGAAGAAGATGGTTGAAGTAGAATTTATGAATAAATCAAAATTTAGTAAAATAGTAGAAAAGCAGGTTATGGACAAAAAACTCGACTACATTGAAGCTGTAGTCGAGGCCTGCAAAGCAACAAACATCGATCCAGAAGATGTAAAGAAATTCATCTCTCCTGTTATCAAGGAGAAGATTGAAGCAGAGGCAATGCGATTAAACTATTTGCCTCGACAAAATGAACTATTGTTTTTTGAATAAATAGTCATGTACATTTCAGAAAATATAGTGTATAATATTTCAGTAACATTTCAGACATACGGAGAATACAATAATGTCTTTTGCAAACCTTAAACGTAATAAAAATAAAATTGACCAGTTGGTAGCAGCAGCGGAAGCAACTGGTGGCGGAAATTCAAATAACAAGTATGAAGATACTCGTTTTTGGAAACCTACTGTAGACAAAGCCAATAATGGCTACGCTGTAATTCGATTTTTACCAGCAGCTGAAGGTAATGACTTGCCGTGGAATCGCTATTGGGACCACGGGTTTAAGGGCCCAACAGGTCGTTGGTATATCGAAAAATCACTTACTTCAATTGGACAAAACGATCCAGTCGGTGAATTAAACTCTCGCCTCTGGAACTCAGGTGTTGAGTCTGACAAACAAAAAGCCCGTAATCAAAAACGTCGGCTTCATTATGTATCAAACGTAATGGTTGTCAATGATCCAGCAAATCCAGACAATGAAGGTAAAGTGTTCCTTTATCAGTATGGTAAAAAAATCTTTGATAAACTAATGGATGCTATGCAACCTGAGTTTGCTGATGAAGAACCAGTTAACCCATTCGATTTTTGGAATGGTGCGAACTTTAAGCTCAAAATTCGTGATGTTGAAGGTTATCGTAATTATGATAAGTCTGAGTTCTCTGCTTCTAGCGCATTAAATGACAGTGATGCAGAGCTTGAAAAAATTTATAATGGACTTTATGATTTACGTGAATTTGCTGACGCAGCTCAGTATAAATCTTATGACGAGCTTAAAGCAAAGTTGATGAGTGTCCTTGGTGAAGAAGCAAATGCTGGCGCATTAAAGATTGATGATGAAATCAAGTTAGGCAATGAAACTCCAGCGCCTACTATGAAAGAAACAGCACCATCAACTATTGAAGAGACTATCTCATCTAATGATGATGAAGATGATCTCATGGCTCATTTTTCTCAGCTTCTGGATGACGACGAAGCTGCTTAAAATGGAACTGATGCCTCGGTGGTGAATGGCATCGCCGGGGCATTCATTACTGTAGTGTCATTGTTGTTAGTCACTCTAGCATCGTTCACTGCATTGACAACTTGATTTTGGAATGCATTTCCTAATGTAGTAAGTCTATCTCTTTGTGCTTGCATCATATCAGCTAATTCATTATTTCTTCTACTAATGTTAGAATCTCTTGATGCATTTCTTCTATTAATGCTTGCTTGCGCTGAAGCTCTAGATGAAGCATCGCCAACGCCAGCAGTAAATCCTTCAGTAATTACTATTTCTTTATTAAATGGCCAAGGTAGTGTAATAGCTAGCTTTGGCATAGTAAACTGTAAATTCTCTGACAACATCAAATAAAGCTCATCTCCAATATTAGCAACAAATGTTGTTAGTCTTTCGAATGCATTTTTAATACCGGTGACTATCTTAGTAATTTGTATTTCAAAGTCAGCTACAATAATATCTTTCATTAATATAAAGTTATCAGCAACAAAACCAACTACACCTTTTATTCCAGCCCATAATGGATCAACTAAATCAGTAAAGCTAAATCCACGTAAGATTTCAGCCATGTTGTCCATTCCAAATTTTTCAAGTAACCAAGCTGGAACAGTAAAGAATAATAAGTCAAAGGCTTCAGTAATGCCTTTAATGACACCAATTACACCTCCTTCAACACCTGCTAATAATTTTTGGCCAAATGTGTCTCCGTCTTCTCCACTATTAAATCCTTCATAAAATCCTTGTACAAAATCAATTACAGTTAATACGATTTGAGTAAATGGCCTTAGAGCAGTTTTCATAATAAATTCTAAAGGTTTTAAAGCTGGCTTTAAGATATTGAATATAGATCCAATGACACCAAGTATGCCTTTTCCAGCAACGCCAGTACCTCCATCTGGAAAATTACCAATAATGTTCATAACACCTTCTGTAAAGGTTTGTATACTCTGCATTTTTGGAAATTCTACAGTAATCTTTGGTAGTTTTGGCATGTTAATATCTTGAACAGCACCAATAATTTTACCACTTATAGCATCTTTATATTGTATGGCTGGTAATTTTATTTTATAATCTATAAAATCTTTTGCAGCATCAATTGCTTTACCAGCGCCGTCCATAAACCGCAGCGCTGGTAATTTTATTTTATAGTCTATAAACTCAGTTATAGCATCTCCTGCAGCAGTTAGAAATCTTAGCTTAGGAATATCTGGCATTTCGATTTTTACTTTTGGTAAAGCATCAAATACATTTTTAAATCCTTTTAAAAAGCTTTTAATGTTTGTTACTACGCTAGGTAGTTTAAGAGCTTTTAGTGCTGCATCTAATCCAGTTAATGATGCCAATCCTCCTAAAGCTAAAGGTCCTAACATACCTCTTAACATACCAGGAAGACCTCCTAGCATTCCACCACCGCCGCCGCTTGAGCTTCTAGAATTGTTATTATTAAAGTTAACTTTAGTTTGCTTTTGAGCTTCCCTCATCATTTCTAGTTCTTTTAATCGTTGCCGATCTTCTAACTGAAATCTTTTTGCAAATAAATCATACAACTGATCAATCACGGTTTCCGTGTTTTCTTGGCTTTTTCTAGTTGCTGTAATTTCTTTAGTTAAGGATTCTAAGCTCATAATGGTTTCTATCTTTTTCGTTGTTGCTGTTGTCTTTGTCTTTCTTCTTCGTCTCTCAAATGTTCCATTAACATAGTTAGGTATACTTCTCTCTCCCACGGCATCATCATTTCTATTTCTGACAAACTATAGTTATGGTGTTGCATTAATTGAAAATTAATCTTATAATAATTCACCATCCTATCGTGAGAGAGGCATATTACAAAAAATCTTGCATTCCTTTTAGTACAGTTGTTTTTTCTTCTTTACAGCCAGAGCATTCATAAGTCAATGTATGAGATACAGAAGGCATAGCTTCTACAAAATCTCTTAAGAGTGCAAATTGTTTAGAGTCTAATGATTCTAAAAAGTCTAGTCTTTCTTGTAAAGGCTCTTCACTAAATTTAATCACTTCATTTTCTGTAATTACTTCATCAATACACTCAACCAGAACTCTAAATGTTTGGTCTGTTGGAGTCATATCATCAAGGTCAGCCGCAATCATGTCTAAGTATTTTGGCCATTTAAGAGATACTGAAATATCATTTGTAATTTCTATATTTTTGTCTACATCTGGCATATTTACAAGAATTTGATCTAGTGGTACTTCCACTGAGGTTGCAGTATTACACTCTTTGCATACCGCATTAACTGTACTATTTTCTCCTACAGATTTTGATCTAATTTGAATAAATGCATATTCAATATCAAATGTAGTTAAGTTAGTATAAGAAATATCTTCTTGGATACATGCCTTTAGTGTATCAACAATAGCTGTCATTGATGCTTTTGTATCTCCACTTTCGGCTGCCAACATAAGAACCTTTTCTTCTTTCACTAAGTAAGGTCTAAATCTTACTGTTTCTTGTGTAGAAGGTATAATCAATTCATACTTTGGACTTTCATTCAACTTAGGTAGTGCCATTATTATCTCCAGTCTGTAAAGGCCAGCTGTACATTCACCTGTACTAATCCGTCCTGATCGTTATTTAATTCAATTACGTTTACGGTTGTCGGAAACGCTTCCGATAAAACGCAGGTGTAAACCTCTCTGCCTTGGTGGTCTAATTGCTGTATAGTCACTTCTCTAGCATATTCATTTTTATATTTTACTTCATATACATTTCTTGAAATAATTTTATCTTGCCATCCATCCCAATATCTTTTAATGCTATAATCATTATTGTCATAAAAAGTTAATGACACATCATCTACAATATAACCATATGGCATTTTTTCTGATTTCATGCCATACATTCTTTCATTAGTCGTTATCTGTCTTCCTGGTAGCTGAGCCGCATTACACATTAAGTCTAAAGTTTTAGAATCTCTTTCTGCAAAAGGATCAGCAATGCCTAAAGAACTTGCATTTGGTAAATAGATTCTCCAAAGGTTGGGTCTTGCTAATCCTCTGCCCTTCCCAATTGCGGCTTTAAATTCTTCTATTTTCATCTAATCATTTTCCTTGAATCGCGGTACACTTCTGTTTTACTTGCTTTTTGGAAGTCGGCTGTTGGTAAGAATGAAGCAATCTCCCATTCAGGAGGAGGAACAAATGCAAATCTACTACGTACATTAGAATTTAAATAATGTTTAAAGCAAGGTGCAAAATGTTTCATTGATGACGTTTTTTGTAACATAGCATAATTAATATTAAATCGAGTTGACTCATCATATGACATATTGTTAGTGTTATCTAAAAGACGATCAAGAAACTTTGCTCTTAATAGAGGTGGCAAATAATGTAGGTTAAGACCATAAAATCCACCAGGAGCTGGCTTTACTACAATTACGAGGGGAAACGAATCATAATATGGTAATGTTTCTTTGTGCTTAGGATCATAGAAAAACATAAACATACCACCTACGATTTGTCTAGGTTTAAGCTCTAATGGATCTTGTTGCATGAGCTTTGATCGTGATGGAGCTCTAAGGCGTTGCGCCTTTTGTCGAAACCAGTTAATCGACTGACGAGTTCTAGGCTGAATGCCTGCTCTAAATGCATCTAATTCGAGTTGTCTAAATAAATTTGCCATGTTAGTATTTATAATCGAAAATAGTCATTTCTTCTTCTTTCTTACTGGTCCTAGTGGTTTGATTTTTTTCAGAGGTTTCAGTGGTTTAGGTTTTATTCCCATTTTTTCTAAATGTTTTTCTGTCCATATTTGAAATTGCCATCCTCTATCTTTAGCAAATTCACCTGCCGCTTTCCATTTATTTTGATTTTTCACATATTCTAAGCCTTCTGAAAGATATGCTTTAGTCTTTCTTCCTGGATAGATAGGAGGCTTAGTCTGCTTTTCAGGTTTTACTTCAACTAGCACAGTTTTGTTATTTGTGTATGTTATTTTTAAATCCATAAAATATCGGTGATATCTTTTATCAACATCGTATAAGTATGGTATAACTATCTCTTCTGAGCTCCATGTCTTAATGTTAGAATTTTCATCACACCACTTAAAACACCACTTTTCCCACATAGATCGATAGACTACATTAGAGCTATCTCCTCTATATTTCTTCTTATTTTTAACTGTGTATTTGCCTTTGTAGCTCATAGGATCCATATAAATACTGATAAGATTTTTCTATTTATTGGAAGTTTACATGGCTGAATTACAATTCCCTATCTCAGGACAAGACAAATACAAAGGTCGAATTAGATTTGACGTATGGAGAACCATTCCTCCTACAATAACACAAAGAGCTCAACGCGCGGTAACTGATGCATTAGCTACAGCAGATGCAGCATTAGGTGGAAGATCTATACCACGATCATCTTTAGATCCTAACGATCCACGTGGCCCTCAACAGATTCCATCTTTAGATGATCCAAACGTAGGTATTGGCGCTAACTCATTTATTGGGAAAGCACAGGAACAAAGAACTGGTAACATGTGTAGCATTTATATGCCACAGTCAATACAAATTCAAGATGGTGTTCAAATTGAAAACGTAGATCTTGGAGTATTTGGATCTACACTTGAAGCTGGATTAAAAGCAGGCACTGCACCTCTTGAAGCGTTAGTTAATTCAACTGGAGCTACATTTAGTTCAATCGCTGATTTTTTTAGGGGTAACTTAACACAAGACGCAGCTAGAGCAGCCGCAGCAAGACTTTCGGGGATGGTCAGTGACGGCGCTATTAGTGGAGCAGTTAGATCAGCCCTTCAAACTACACCAGCACCTAACACTAGAGCAATTTTTAAAGCCGTAAACATTAGAGAATTTTCTTTTCAATTTACAATGATTCCAAAGACTCAAAGAGAAGCTCAGGAAATTGTCAACATTATTAAATTTTTTAGAACTGAGCTATATCCGGAAACGATCAAAGCTGGAAACATTCCTGTAGCATATAAATTTCCAAATAAGTTTGCGATATCAATAGAATATGATGGCAAACTGGTAGCAACTCAGATCTTAAAATCATACTTACGTAATTTTCAAACTAACTATAACCCCTCTTCAATGGCATTCTTTGAAGATGGAAATTTCCAAGAGATTCAGATCGCGATGAGTTTCGTAGAATCCAGAACATTGGACAAAGACGATATTGCTGGAGGTTTCTAATGGCATATTTTCGAAATTTTCCTATCATTAACTATCAATTTGGAGATTCAAAAGATCTTACTGCTATGCAAGATCTTACCTCACACGTTGATCTAATTGATAGAGTAAGAGATGACGCTACATTCTATGAAATGTATACAATCCTTCCAAAAGAAAGACCTGACTGGTTATCTTTTAAGCTATATGGTGATAATAGATTTCACTGGACATTTTATTTACTAAATGACAAGATCCGGCGCCAAGGCTGGCCGTTAGACTATAATGAGGTTGTACAGAAAGCAAAAGAAGATTATCCTAATGAGACATTCAGGTTTAATGAATTAATGCATGATCAATTTCTTGTAGACACCACGTTTGAAGGATTAACAAGTGGCGCAACTGGAAAAATCTTACGTAGAAATTTAGACCTAGGGCAAATTACATACGAAAGAACGAGTAGTGCTAGCTTTATAAGCGGTGGTGAAGTAGTCGTCCAAAAAGATGAATTTGGCAATGTTACGAATAGTGGCAATGGATCATCATTTACAAAAGAATATCTTTCAGCTCATCATTATGAAAATGCTGATAAAGAAACAGTAGACTTTGATCCGTTGATTGGACCAGGTGTTCTTCTAACAGAAATTACGTATTTGGACAGATACGAACAAACGAATGATGAACTAAAAGAAATCAAAGTGCTAAGACCAAATGTAATCAATGACATAGATCAAGCATTCCAAGAAGCATTAACGGGTACTGATGGATGAGTGAAGCAACACCCTTTGACTTTGAAATCATCAGCGCGGTTGTATCTGCAAATAGAATGTCTTTTGTAGTAGACTTAGCACGAGTCATTTCAGAAATTAACATATTCGAACATGTTGATAAACCATTTTTGACTGGAAATATTCTTTTCAATGACAATGCTGGTCTCTATAATGAAGTAAACTGGCAAGGGACAGAAACACTTTCACTTACTATTCGCACTGACCAGTCTGGTGATTTTACTATCAATCGTGTTTTTCGAATCACAAATGTTAAACAATCAATAAAGTCTAATGACAATAACGAAACATTCTTAATGGAGTTTATTGATGAGTATGCTTGGTTGTCATCAACTATTAATGTAAATAAAGCGTACCAAGGTAAGTGTAAAGATATAGTCACTAACATTATAAGTGATAATCTTGGCATAGAAGTTATGAGCCAAAATAAACCTGATGCATATAAAGACATGCGAGTTTTGATTCCTAATATGTCTCCGCTTCAAGCAGCAATGTGGATAAAGGATAGAGCACGTGATGTGTATGGATCACCATATTTTCTTTATGCATCTATTGCAGATGAAAGATTACGATATATCGACTTAGAGACAATCCTTTCTCTTGGACCACTTAATGAAGGTAGAGACTACATTTCTGCTCAGCCATTTGGTGCACAGAGTCCTAAAATGGATGTCGAGGATCAATGCTTTATCATACAAACTTATAGACAGCCTGAATCTGAAAACATGCTTAGGTTATCAAATGAAGGATACATTGGCGCTGACTGGGAATTTGTAGATCCCATCAAAGCTAATTCACATAAAATCAAACACGACATCTCATCTACATTTAGCAGTATGGTGGCAAGAGGCGTGTTTCCATCAACACAAAATGTACCAGTGTATGATGGAGAAGAGAAGATGCATCAAAAGAGTTCAAGACATATAACTCAAATGGCTAGTAGTAGAACATACACTGATTATAAATCAGTAAGTAATATTTATGAGGCTGAAGAAGCAACTTACCATAAAGAAAAGATCCAGTCAAAGGCTTTAAGAAATTTCCTTTTAAAAAGTCCACTTGACATAAACGTCCCAGGTAAAAATTTCTTTTTAAGAAGAAACAACATGACAATTGGAAATACGATAAATGTAATGTTTCAAGTAAATGACGATACCGATGGTGGTAACGTTGTAGACTACAAAAGATCAGGACAATACATGGTGTATTCAGCAAGACACGTGTTCACGGCAAATAGATACACTGTAAACTTAACTTGTGCTAAATTAGCTACAGGTTCCAAACGTGGAGTATAGCTATGAGTTTGTTGGATGATAGAATTCCTAAAGTTATAGAAAATCATCACTATGGTGATGAAACAAGATGGTGGCTAGGAAAGTGTGTAAATAATCAAGATCCAGACAAATTAGGAAGAGTCCAAGTTAGAATTTTTGGCATACACTCTGGAAATCAGGCTGACATGCCTGCAGCAGTGTTACCTTGGGCACAATGTCTAACTCCAAGCACAGAAGGTGGAGTATCTGGAAAAGGAAGATATTCTAAAATATTGCCAGGATCTGAAGTGTTTGGAATAATGCTTGATGGTAAAAATTCACAGTGTCCACTTGTACTAGGTACATTACATTACAAAGAAAATGGCTCAGGTATCGTACCAAGACACACAAACGCCGGGCGGCAAGATAGAGTCTACGATCCAAGAGGTCCACATCAAATACCAGGCTACGATAGTGGTGTACCAAATGGAGAAATAGATACTGCGCTATCAGGCGGCACAAATGCTGAAAAGATTTTCAACTTCTTCACAGCCCAAGGATATCAGCCGAATCAGGCTGCAGCCTTTGTAGGAAATTTCTATGCTGAATCAAGCTTAGATCCAAAGGCTCTAAATCCTAATGACAAAGGAAAGCCTGCGTTTGGATTAGCTCAATGGAGAGGCACACGTTATGATGACCTAATGACATATTCTGAGACTGTTGGCCTTCCTCACGACTCACTTACGACTCAACTTAATTTTGTCATGCATGAATTAAGTACAAGTGAAACATTAGCCAATGGAAAATTACAATCGAGTGGATCAGTCACTGATGCTACGACTATAGTAAGTAGATATTATGAAAGACCTGAATTTACATTAACGAATGGCGTATATAATAGTCCAAGCTTACCTACTCGTCAAAATGTGGCAATGGATGCGTACAATAGATTTGCGTCGAATGGAGCCAACCAATGAGTGTAAACGTACAAATTTCTCTTCCATCACTGAATGAGATTCTTGGAAATATTCCAGCATTTTCACAGTTATTAAAAGTACAGAGTGAAATACAAAATTTCGCATTTCAATTTAGTTCTGCATCGCCAGAGGGGACAACGTTAGGTAGATCAAGAACTACCATCAACGGCCTAGAATCTCTTACCTCAAACGTAGACTTAACAAGCACAGGATTAACTTTCAATCAAGCGGCTGAAGCTAATGTTGGAGTGGTGCGAGTGCGAGCAACGGTGCCAGGATATTCAAATATCCTAACCAACACACAAAACTCTTCTGCTGACTTACGATTAGTAACCGGAAGAACATCTCTTCCAACATCATTCGAACCGAATGAAATCATTATTGCAAACTCTGCAAGATCAATAAAATCAAATGTCTCTAACATTACAGGCAAAACGCCTAATTACAATAAGGTCATTGCAGCTACCATAGATCCACAATACAGTTCAACTGCACCAGCTGCATACAATGCAGTTGACACTTCAACCGGCGATCTTACTCAAATTCTAAATCAGACTGCTACATCTGTAGGTGGCCTTTCAGCAACCATAAACACATCGCTTGGTGATATATCTCTTACATATGGTAAGCTCGATAACGCTGCGTTGCAGGTCGATAACTATATCGAAAAAGAAATCCGTTCACTTACCAGTAATACGATACCAGATGAAGATGTCAAACTTGCCTTAGAGGAAATTGCAGACGGCAGGCCAGAAGTTGCAGTTCAAATTATGCAGCCTTACTCTACAGTTGAATTTTCAAAGCTTGAAGAAGACGTTCATTCTATTCCAGCATCTCCAACCAGTCAAATCGGTACTCCACGTGGTACACAAACTATCGTAACTGGATCCGGACTAGGTACATCAACGTATTCACCAAAAGTCATTGGTGCAGAAACCGCAGGATGGAAAGGCCGATCTACACCAGTCAACTGGCCAGGATTCAACCAAGTCAATTCAACCGAAGAATTGATTGCAGAATTTCTTCAATGCAAAAGGCCGATCACAGAGTTCGTTCTTCATTGGACAGCTCATTACCTTGATTCACACGGAGTAGGAGCTTCTCATGTTCATCGAGACATGATTAGTCGAACAGACATTAAGTTTGCGGGATTAGGATATCACTACATTATCAAGAGAGATGGTACGATCGAAAGAGGTCGACCACTCGGACTTGCTGGAGCTCATGCTGTGAGAGGTGGACATAATAAGTATTCAATAGGAATATCTTTCGTCGCAGGATACAATTGTACGAGTGGTACACCGAATCCGAATCAATACGTAAGTGCAGCATCAATTACTAGTCTTCAATTTACGGCATTTGATAACTGGTGCAAAGCATTCTATCAAGTATTTCCAGCGGGTCAAGGATTTGGTCATAATGACACTGATCCGAGTCGAAAGGTCGATCCAGGATTCAATGTACCCGAATATTTAGATACAAAATTCGGCAAAAGAAACGTGATTGCTGCGGCACAGGGCCCTCTCTCACCGAGTCAACTGACAGCAATAGTATAGGATAGAAGATGACAACCGAAAAAGATGACTTACAAGACAGAATTGCTGCTCAGGGGCAGGGAAGAGTCAACTCAGATGGCCGAACACAAGATGCTTGGGGAGATGTAAGCGGTATATATCCTCAATATGGACCAAACGAGCCAGGTGTCAACCGCGCTGCTCGAGGCGAGAAAATCAATAATCTAGACGTCAAAACCACTGTTCCAAACGTCGAGCATAATATCATGCAAGACACCGCAACAGTATATCCAAAGTCAGATATCAACGAATCAGAAACCGGACACGTTATCGAAATTAATGATACACCCGGGGGCGAAAGAATTCTCATACATCATAACACTGGTGCAGGGTTCGATATTCGACCAGATGGTACGATTGTTATCAATTCAAAGAACAACAACGTCGAGTCAACAGACGGAAACAAGTATATGGCAATCGGCGGAGATGGCAAAATCACAGTCTTCGGCAACCTCGATCTCGATGTACGGGGTGATATGAATCTCAAGGTTGGAGGAAATCTCAACTGGAGAGTCGGCGGAACAGTTGTTGGAAACGTCGTTGGCTCACTCGTTACTCGCATATCAGGATCAGTACGAAGAGTCATCACCGGAGATCTTCAAGATCAAGTTCTGGGTAATACCTTCAGTCTTGGCCTAGGCGGCTTCACTCAATATGTCAAAGGAAATTTCAAATCAGCAGTGCATGGTTCAACCTCACTCTTTTCAAAAATCTCTACAAGAATCTCATCAGAAAATGAACTCGACATTGCATCAAACAATATCAATATCGGTGCAAGAGATCTAACCGCAATCGCCGATAAAGGAACCATCGGCGGCCAGAACGTTATCATGTACAATTACAACATGCATACCGAAAAGTCAGTATGGGCAGAAACCATGTCAGCAGAAACATTTCATGGAGATTTATCGGGTAAAGCTAAACTAGCAGCATCGTCAGAACACCAATCATATAGCGATCCAGATGGAGGAGGAGGTGTTGGCTCACGAGGTTCTATTACAGAAACGGCTCTCGATGAAAAGGCTACAGTACTTCCAACTGGTGCACTCATGAACGATTTTCTTGATAATACAGAAGCTGGTATCACAAAAATCAATATCGATCCAGATGGAACAATAGCACAAGGTATCGATCATACACAACACACAGGAAACGTTACGGATAGACTACTTACAAAGGAAGAAGTCAGAGCAAGACTACGGAATCCAAGCCATCTCGCTAATACAGCATTCTATACTAGTCAAATAGCTGCAGGTAACCTCGCAAGTAATTTTGCCAACTCATCTCCTTCGTCCATAGGGAGAGTCATCGCCACCACTGACAACACCTATACCGGTGAAAACATTATAGGCCGGTTTCCAGATGATGGATTCCGTGGTACCACCTTCCGTCAGACTGAATCATCAGGCCAATCTCGTAATCTTACGATACTGGTAGAAGGAAGGTTTAACCCTAACCGTTGGACCTCTATTGCAGCGAATACACCACTCTCGAATAAGATTACTCTGGCTAGGTTCCTTGGTGGGGCTGGAGATCCAGCGAATATAAACCACATTACAGACCTCGAAGAACGAAGACAGATCCTTCGTAACCTATTACCCCATACAGGATTTATTAATCTATTCAACACCTTAAAGAGTACAGCAGGACACAATCTCGTTATTACTGAGGGCCTATACAGACCTAGTCAGACTGAGACTATAGACACTGATTCTATATTAGATCTAAGGCAAACCGGTAGAGCAGTAGCATATGAAGTCCATAACAATACAACTGGATCTTTATCACCAGAGAAATTATTTGATTTTGCTCGATTAGTAAAGAATGCAAGTCAGTTTGAAGAACTCTCGCTAAGGTATGATACATTCGATCCGAACGGAGCTCAGCATGTTTCTCTGGTAATAACGACTCCTAATATACCGAGTAATTTAACAGCAAAGTTCGAACAGAAATTATCTACATATTATAACGAAGCTCTACAGTCAGCCACATCGTTAGTCGAAATGACACCGGCAGGAAGGCCCTTTTAAATGACAGGAAAAAGCCATATACCCTGCCGAAGGCCATACTAACGAGGTTGTCTGTCCATAGAAAAAAGTTCAGTAGATTCACTCAGATTTTTTTTTCTCACGAGTAAATGATACTCTCAGGGTTTTATGGTATAAATAGACAATAACCAGACAAGGAAACACCAATGGCAAGAAGATCGTTCGCAGTAGAGGATGGAAGTTTAAATACTCCAGCTATTGTTACGAGTAGAGTCCGAGCTTATACGGATATTGATCTACTCTTTCGAGCCAAGGGGAACGGAGATCTATATAAGAAGAATGATGCTGCCGCAGTAAAGCAGGCAGTCAAGAATCTAATACAGACTAACTTCCATGAGAAGCCGTTTGCTCCTTACTTTGGTGCAAATCTGAGAAACATGCTTTTTGAGTTAGCAAGCAATGATGTAGACTATATCGTAAAAGAAGATATAAAGGCTGCCATTGCGAATTATGAACCAAGAGCAGAAGTAATAGAAGTAGATGTCATTGCTCGACCTGATAATAATAGTATCGGAGTAACGTTGACTTTTAGAGTAAAGAATACGGACGAGAATGTCGTTTTAGAAACATCAATATCAAGGTTAAGATAATATGGCAACAACAGTTAGAAGCACAGCACTTGATTTCGATAGAATAAAGACAGCGCTGGCGAAAGATCTCTCCGCGAGTAACGAGTTTCCGGATTTTGATTTTGAGGCAAGTGGTATCAGTAACATACTGGATGTCCTTGCGTATAATACTCATTTGAATGGTCTGATCGCAAACTTTGCTACAAATGAGAGTTTCATGCGCACTGCGCAACTCCGGTCTTCAATTGTATCAAGAGCAGAAGAACTTGGTTTAAATATTCGCAGTAATACAGCATCCTCTGCAGTACTCCGTATATCCGTTAACCTATCGACTCTACCAGTTCTACCAACAACAATTAAACTACCACAATATACAGAATACACAGCGACACTTGATGGAGTGACATATTCCTTCTATACTCTTGAGGATTACACCGCAGAGAATAACGGAGCAGGAATCTATACCTTCGAAGTCGACTACGGAAATGGCGTGGGAGATGATACTGACTATCAGATACCTGTTTATCAGGGTGATATTAAAACAAAGAATTTCTATGTAGGCACAACAGACGATTATCAAGTATATGTTATTCCTGATACTCAACTCGATACTTCAAGTGCAAGAGTATTCGTCTATGATACTCCGACCTCAAATTCTTATGAAGAATATACAAGTATTACAAAAGCAATTACCGTGAATTCGAGCTCGACTTATTACGACCTCCGCGAGGCGCCTAACGGCGCCTATGAACTTACCTTCGGAGATGGACAGACCTACGGTAAAGCACCAACTCCAGGATCAAAGATAGTCGTGACATATCTTAGACCAGATGGAGAAAATGCAAATGGGAGCGCAGACTTCTTTCCACAGAACAATTTAACTTATTCAGGCGTTTCATTTCCGCAAGGTGTAACGACATTCAGTAACTCAACTGGTGGGAAAAATAAACAAACAATCGATCAGATACGTCAAACGGCTCCAATCGCGTTCGCATCTCAACAAAGACTCGTAACACCAGAGGATTATCAAGCTCAGATCTTATCAAACTTTTCTCAAGTTGATGCAGTCGCAGCATGGGGTGGACAAGATAATATACCTATCGATTATGGAAAGGTTTATATTAGTCTTCAGTTTGATGATGGAACTGATACAAATACACAGACTCGAGTGAAAGCAAAGATCGTATCTGATTTAACAGATAAATTATCAGTAACGTCAATTACACCAAAGTTTGTTGATCCAGTGAACGTTTATCTTGAATGTACTGTTGATTTTAATTACGATCCAGACTTGACAGGACTCACGGCTGGTAACATGGCTACAAAGGTAGAAAACATTGTTACTAATTACTTTAATTCAATTGATGGGTTTGAAAAAACATTCCGTCGATCAAACATGTTAACTACAATTGATGAAAATGAAGATGCAATTCTTTCTTCAAAGTCTGATGTGAAGATGAGAATGAGATTTGAACCTGAGTTTGGATCTACTTCAACCTTTGCATATACTATTAACTTCCCTGTTCCATTAGCAGAATTTGATGATGTCAATTATGTCATTCGAACAACAAACTTTGAGATCACAGGGGCAACAGCATATATCCGTAATAAACTCAATAGTACACAATTAGAACTGGTGAATGCAATAACAAGCGAAGTTATCACTTCAAATGTTGGAGCATACTATCCTACAAAGGGTGAGGTTTGGATTTCAGAAATTACACCATTGAGTTCTTCTTCAGGCGCGAATTATATTGAAATAAGAGCAACTCCAAATAACCAATCAGTAATTAAACCATTGCGTAATTATATTATTAAACTTGACAACACTCGTCTTGTTGTAAATGCGTTAAGAGATGATAAGAATACGAAAGTAACACTCTAATGAAAACTCTTAGTGATTTAAATCGTTTACCAATTGCTATGAAACGAAGTCTGGTAGGAAATGTCTTACCAGAATATTGGTCATCCGACTATCCTAACTTAATTGCTTTCCTTGAAGCTTATTATGATTTCTTAGATAGTGATGAGAACTTTGGTAATCTGATTGAAGACCTATATACAATAAGAGATATCGAAGCAGCTACTTTAAATCAAATAGATCTGATGTTTAAAGAGATTGGTATGGGAGTTGCCCATACACAGTTTACATCACCAAGAGAAGTAATAAGAAATTTTGGTCGATTTTTTCGAGTAAAAGGTACAGAATATAGTGCGGAAAATTTCTTCCGTGCATTCTTTAATGAGGATGCTTGGTTAGAGTATCCTAAGCAAAATTTATTTACAGTCGGTGAATCTACATTAGGTATTGATGGACTGGATGTATTGCAAGATGGTAAACTAAATCAAATCTTATCTGTTCTTGTAAAGTCACCTGTCTCAATTGCAACTTGGGGTAATTTATATAGAAAGCATGTTCATCCAGCTGGATTTTATCTAGGTGCAGAAGTTTTAATTACAACTTTATTTGATGTAGGAGCAACAGCTCCAATTGTTGTTTTAGATTCTGATGGCGAAGTTATAGTGGAAGAAGTTACAACCTTCTTAACACAAGGTGCAGAACAAGACTTAACTCTATTACAGACCATGGGCGCAACCATGTATGTGTTTGATTCAATACAGAACAGATTGATTTGGACTAACATGGATGGACTACAAGAATTTGATTCAAGTTACACAGATAGAAATGCAGATTCTGCACAAACAGTCTTTAATGTTAGACTTGATCCAAGTATTCAGATTAGAGGATATAAAGATATTGTAATATCTGATTTTGATAGTGATTATACATCTATTTATGATTTAATGGAAGCATCTTATGACTTTGAACCATCTGTTCGGGTATAAATAATAGAAAATAATTTAGGGCATAGAAAATGGTAGCAGTAATAACAGATTATTTTAGAAGTAATATCGTCAGATATATCACTGATGGTATTAACGACTCCAGTGAGCATATGTATATTGGCCTAGGTAGATCTGAGTATTGGGATAGTACTGATACTCCACCACCGCCAGTTAATTCAGCAGAAGAAATTAAAAACTTTAGAGAAAGTTTACAAGCTGTAAAGAAAATCACTGACACATCTTATGTTGTTCCAAGAGTCAATTGGACTACTGGTACAACTTATTCACAATGGGACGATACTCAAGTAGATTATCCATCACCTAACTTCTATGTGATGACACAAAACTACGGTGTGTATATGTGTTTAAGAACTGGGAGAAATAATACAGGAGCAACAGTTCCTTCTATAGTAGCACCTTCTGGTTCGAACAACGATCCATTTGAAACTGCTGATGGATATGTTTGGAAATTTCTATTTACTATTTCTGCAATTGAAGCTAACTACTTCCTTTCTGCTAATTACATGCCCGTAAGCAGAATTGTTGGTGAGTTAGATTCTGATGCAACAGGTATTCAATTAAAGCATAAAGAAATTCAAGATCAAGCTGTGCCCGGCATGATTTCTTCCATTATCGTAACTGACGGTGGATCTGGATATTCTTCACCTCCTACTGTTACTATTAGTGGCAATGGAACAACAGCATCAGTAGTTGCTACAATTGATTCTGCAACAGATTCTGGTAGAGTTGCTAAGATTGAATTCGAAAATGATTCTTCTACTTTATCATATCCTTATGGCTATGACTATGGTCAAGTAACAATATCAGGCGGAGGCGGTTCAGGTGCTGAAGCTAGATTAGTTATTACACCACCTGAAGGACTTGGTGCAGACGCGCCGAATGATTTAAGATCTTCTGGAATTATGATTCATACTAAAGTTTCTGGATCAGAAGAAGACTTTATTGTTGTTCAAGATTTCCGTCAAGTTGGTTTAATAAGAAATCCTGTAAAAGGAGATGGAAGTGATTCAGACTTTACTTTTGATACAGGCAATGCATTAAAGGCTCTAAACTTATCATCTACAGCAGTAGCCTTTAGTGTTGATAAAACAGTTGTCGGTGGAACATCCGGCGCTAAAGCTTATATTGATGAAGTAGATTCGAATTTATTATATTATCATCAAAACTCTACAACTGGATATGGTGCATTTACATTAGGCGAAGCATTAACAGAATCTGATGGTTCTGGTGAAGGAGTACTAGGATCTATCATAGATAGTTCAGAAGTCGATCCATTCTCTGGAGAAGTTCTATATATCGATAATAGGACAGCAGTTGAGAGAATGTCTAATCAAACAGAAGATGTTAAAATCATTCTACAATTATAAAGAGCTAGCACATGACGATAAATTACACTGAAAAATTATTTGAAACTAGATACCGAGATGACTACGCGGATAGCAACGGGTTTGTTCGAATCTTGTTTAACAATGGGCGTCACTTACAAGCTAGAGAGTTAACACAATCTCAAACGATTATTCAAAAGCAATTAGAAAGATTTGGCCGGAATATTTTTAAAGAAGGTGCAGATGTTCTTCCAGGAGCAGTTGCTTTAAATAATAAGTATGAATTCGTAAAATTAGATGCAGGAGTTTACTCTGTTCCAGTTGATGGAAGTGTCCTTGATGAAACATTCGTTGGTCAAAATTCAAATGTACGAATTAAAGTCTTAGAACAAGTTGGTATTGAAGGATCAGATCCTCATACACTTTATGTAGAATACACAAATACTATAGGCGGAACAGTTGGTAATACTCCAATTAGATTAACACCAGGCGAAGATATTGTAGGTGTTTCTACTGGAACTATTTTAAGAGTACAAACAACGAACACAATTTCAAATCCAGCGGTTGGTCAAGGCGTCAAGTTCTCCGTAGATGAAGGTTCCTTTTTTGTCAATGGTTTCTTTGTATTTGCACCTAAACAAGAAATAATTATTCAAAAGTATAGCCCAATTTATAGTGGTACTGTTGGATTTAAAGTTGTTCAAGATGTTGTTACTGAAGATGATGATGAATCTCTTTATGACAATTCACAAAAACTTCCTAACACAACAGCGCCTGGAGCAGATAGATTTAGAATTACACTAACTTTAATTGATGAAATAGAGATAAGTGCAACTGATACGTTTGTTTATCTAGCTAAGGTAATAAATTCAAATGTTGTAGATGCTGTAACCGGATTTAATCAATATAATAAAATAAATGATTTAATTGCACTAAGAACAAAAGAAGAATCTGGAAACTATTTAGTGCGTCCATTTAAAGCTTTATATGATTCATCGGATGCAACAAGTCTAAGTTTAAGTGTTTCTGATGGTACTGCTTATGTTAATGGATATAGAGTTAATAAAGATTATCCTACCGAATTACAAGTGTCTAGAGCTCAAGATACTGAGCAATTAGAAAATGAGGTTGTTGCAAGTAACTTTGGAAACTATGTTATTGCAAGTACAATAGCAGGTTTACCTGATATATCTACATTTGCTTCCGTCAATCTAAGAGATAATTCTACCTATGCATCTGGATCTAATATAGGTACAGCTAGAATTAGATCTGTTGACCGTGTTGGTGATGGTACTTATAGAATTTACTTATTTAATATAGCAATGGCTGGTGGAAATAATTTTAGAAATGTTAAATCTCTTGGAACTTCTTCAATTAACAATGCTACTTTATTATTAGAAAATAATTTAGCTGTTTTAAAAGAAGCTAATAACATAGATTTATTATTTCCTCTTCCACAAATTAGACCTTCTTCAATTAACGATATATCATTGACTGTACAAAGAAAAGTCAATGCTGTAACTGATGGCGCTGGAGCAGTTGATTTAACTTTATCAGCTGCAGGTGAAACATGGGCAAGTACTTCTGACTGGATTACAGCAGTAGATTCTGATGGTGCTGTAATTACTCCATCAGTTTCAGGATCTGGTACTACTACAGCTTCTATTTCAGGCGCGCCTTTTAACTCTAATTTAACACTTTTTGCCTATATTAATAAGAGTGTTGGAACAGTTAAACAGAAGTTGATACAAGAAACTACTGGAAATCAAGGAAGCTTAAACACTGGCAGCAATGGAGAGCGTTACGTAGACCTTGCGGTTCCTGATGCTTATGAAGTGAATTACATTAGACAAGATAGTGCTAATGGTGCAGATATTGCTGATCAATTTAATTTAGATACTGGTCAAAGAGATGCATACTATGATATTTCTAGATTAGTACTTAAAGGTGGTATTGCAGTACCAACAAATATTTACTGGTCAATTAAACATTTTCAGCATACTACTTCAGGTGATTTCTTTGGAATCAATTCATACTCTTCATTAAGCTATGCTGATGTTCCATCATATACCAAACAGGACGGAACAGTAATTGATTTAAGAAATGTTATGGATTTCCGTTCAGTTAAAAATGTTGGCGATACCTTTATAGGTGGAACCGGACGAATTCATGAACTTCCAAAAAATACTGATGTAATTAATTCAGACATTACTTATTACTTACCAAGATATGATAAAATTATAGTTAATGAACAAGGAGAATTATCTGTATTGAAGGGGATTTCTTCTTCTACACCAAAGTTTAAAGAAGTTTCACCTAATGCTTTAGAATTATATAGAGTTAAAATGAATCCATTTACTTTACATGATAGTGATATGGTAACTCAATTCATAGAAGCTAAAGGCTATACTATGAAAGATATTGGTTTAATAGAAAAAAGAGTAAACACTTTAGAAAAAGCTGTTAGTCTTTCATTACTTGAATTAGATACTAATGCATTAGAATTAATTGATTCAAATGGAACACCTAGAACTAAATCAGGCTTTGCTGTAGATAACTTTACAAGTCATATTTTATCTGATACTACATCTTCAGAATATAAAGCATCAATTAATCCTAGTGAACAAACTTTAAATCCTGCATATGTTGAAAAGAATGTTGGATTAATATATGATTCTTCTTTATCAACTAATACTACATTAAAAGGCGATAATGTTTATGTAAGATATGATGAAACAAATTATATTTCTCAACCTCAAGTTTCTAATACACAAAATGCTAATCCATTTACCACTTCTTTATATAACGGTACAGTTATTTTATCAGGTGCTTCTGATGAACATAGAGATACAAAAACTCCAGCTACTATAGTATTACAAGGTGGAGTAAGTTTAACGCCTAAACAAGAATTGCTTTATTCATTTAATGAATGGGGATGGAACGGTGTCGATAGAAATTCTACTATAACAACTAGAGTTGTAGATAATGAAACAATTAGAGAAATTGTTAATGATAGAATAGTTGATGTAACTTTAATTCCATTCATGAGATCAAGGAAAGTTTATTTTAAAGCTGTAGGTTTAAGACCTAACACAAGAATTATTCCTTATTTTGATGGTGTTAATGTCAGTGATTGGTGTAAAGCAGAAGCGTTCCAAAGAATTAATACTACTAAAGAAGAATATGGAAACACCAAACTCGTGGCAACAAGTCATCCAGATGGAAGTTCTAATTTATTCACTGATGCTAAGGGTGAAGTTTCTGGTTCTTTCTTTATACCAAATGGAAATCTTAGATTTAGAACAGGCGTAAGAGAATTTACTTTATTAGATATTACAACATTTGCTCCAGATACTTCAGGTTCTGTAGCGTCTGCTTCATTTGCATCTGAAGGTGTCATAGAAACTAAAACAGCTAATCTTGTTAATACAAAAAGAGTTAATCCACCAAACTTAACAAGAAAACATAATCCACTGGCTCAATCTTTCTATGTTGCTGAAACAACTGGTGTCTTTTTAACTAAAATTAAATTGTATTTTAAAAAGAAAGATGATACACTTCCAGTTTGGATTCAATTAAGACCAATGAAAAATGGTGCACCTAGTGATGAGGAAATTATACCTGGTTCTAATAAAATTTTAGATCCTGTTAACGTTCAAACCTCAACCGATGGAAGTGTAGGAACTGACTTTGAATTTGATGAACCCATTTATTTAAATCCACAAACAGAATATGCTTTAGTAGTTCTTACAGATGCTTCTAATTACAATCTTTTCATTTCAAGAATGGGAGAGTTTGAGTTAGGATCTACTGAAAAGAGAATTACAAAACAGCCTACATTAGGTTCTATGTATAAACCTCAAAGTGTTGCGGATTGGGAGCCTTCACAATTAGAAGATTTAATGTTTATAGCATATAGAGCTTCATTTGATACTGGAACATCAACTGCATATTTACAAAACATAAGTTTACCTAATAAACTTCTCCATGATAATCCAATTACTACAACTTCGGCTTCGGCTGAAATTACAGTAAAACATAATGAACATGGTTTATTTGTAGGAGACACTGTTACTCTTAGTGGTATTGTTGGTAATCTTGGAGGATTTTCACAGGACAGCTTAAATTCTAATCATATAATTACAGCAATTGATGGAACTGGATATACTTTTGATATGGATTCCACCGCAAGCATTACAACCACTGCTGGTGGCGATGGTGTAATCGCATCAGAGCAAATGTTAATGGATAAAGTTTTTCCTTACATTGAAACCATTGCGCCGGAAGAAACCGCTTTACAGTATAAAGGTAGATTCCATACTGGTACATCTTTTGCTGGAAATGAAACAGCTTATGCTGAGGATACTGTATATTCAGATCTTAATAATAAAGAATATAATTACTTCCTTGCTCCAAGAGTTGTGGCGCAAAGTTCAAAAGAAAGTTCATTAGCAACTTCTACTGCTAAAATGAATGTGTTAATGACTACTGCATCTGAATATGTATCACCAATTATTGATTTACAAAGAAGTTCATTAACAGGTATATCACATAAAATAGACGATCAAGCGGCAGCTCCTGCATCAGGTAAAAACGTTCCTTTGAATTATGTAGCAGAAACTGATCCTGCTGAAGGTTCTTCTTTATCAAAGCATATAACAAAGCCAGTTACTCTTATTCAAGATGCTGTTGGTTTAAAAGTTGTGTTTAGTGCAAATAGGCCATCAGTCTCTAATATAGAAGTTTATTATAAAGCAATTACTGAAGATGAAGATCTTAATTTAGTTGATTGGGCACTTGCTTCTATAGAAGCTGAAGTTCCTTCTGATGAAAATAAAGATGAATTTAGAGAATATAGATACCTAGTTGGAGGAAGCAGTGGTAGCTTATCTTCATTCTCAGTGTATCAACTAAAAATTGTTATGAAATCTACAAATAGTTCTAAAGTTCCTGTTATAAAAGATTTAAGAGCAATTGCTCTAGGTACATAATATGAAATATTTACCAGTAGAAGGAAATAGTGATTTAGTAAAAGATCTTAATACGGGAGCTATTTTAAATACTTCTAGTAACATTATAGTTGCAAGGAGAGCTAAAGAAGCACGTAAACAGAAAGAACAAGAATTAATTGAACTAAAGGAAGAAGTAAAAGAATTGAAGACTATGTTGAGTGTACTTCTAAATAAATTGGATAATTAATTATGGCACGTCAAGTAAGAGCAGATTTAAGCGATCACTTTGAAGCATGGAGAGAAAAAACAAATCTTCTCTCTAATTACATGGGTGACTTAGATAGATTAATTACACCAGAAGATTCCGATCTTGTTGGTGCTATTAATTCTGCTTATACGTATAGGCAGAACTATTATACTGACACAACTGTAGTTTTGGTTAATTCAGCCGGCAGTATAATTAAAACAATGTACGTTTATGATAGTGTAGGCGGCTTATAAATAAAGAATAAAATGGGCGGATTAGATGGCAAGAAAAATTTACGTAGATCTAAGCGATACAATCGACGCTTGGCGGGAGAAAACAAATATTCTTGGTGCGAACAGTGGTGACTTAGATAATCTAATCACTACTGCGGATTCTGACCTCGTGGCTGCTATTAATGAAGTATATAATTATCAACCAATCCGGGATGAGAATTTGCGCATTAGAAGAGCCAATGGAACTGTTGCAAAAGATTTATACGGCTTTTCAATAGATTCATCTGGTGGTTAATTATTATGGCAAGAAGAAGACCGCTTAGATTAGACGACAGCGATAACCTAATAGAAATGTCTCTTGATGACATGTTGGATGTTAGAAAACGTATAATTTCGTTATACGGTACTAATCCTTCTGTGTCATTAAGTGTTGTTCCATCTGGTGGTAATTTACCAGGCGCTCCACTATATGATAGAAGAACCATTTCCACTGGTGCTGTTTTAGCAGGAGATCCTCTTAAACCTTTAAGCACAATAGATGTTGCTTATAATAGAATCACACAAACAATAGATTCTGCGGGCGTAGCGCCGACATGCCCTGATACAAATCTTAGAGGATTTCCAGTTTATTTAAATGATAGCGATCACATTCAAGCGATGACTGATTCTGATTTTTATGATACTTTTATGGATTCAGCTATTGATACTCTTACTCTTACTGGGTGGGCAGACAGTACACAAGCCGGAACATATGTAGTATCAACTACTCAATTTGTAGAAGATGCAGAACTTGTATCAACAACTCCAATTTTTATTAATACTATAGCTGATGTTGAACAATTTAGTTCTGGCCCATTACCTGAAGATTCAGATCAACCATTAGAATTAACTTCATATTATTTACATAGAATTAATCCAAACCAAGCGCCGAGCTTTAATTGTATTGTAATTGATGATTCTGATCATTTACAAGAATTAACAGATTCAGATTTTGATGAATGCCTTTCTAAATCTATTAGATATTCAGCCGCGCGGAGACCTTTAAATCAAATAAGGTATTCATTTGATAGTGGTAATATTAGAACTACTGCTATATTAGATACGGTTATTGATTCAACTGGCGGCCCTGTTCTAGATTATGAAGGTAGCACATATGAATCTGAAATAGATAATGAGTACTCGCAGTACGATTCTGCGTTGCCATATATAATAAGAGAGGATGGAACATATCGTCAAATTGTTCCAAGCGGCAAAGAAGCAATTTACAGAAGATATTATTTGAAAATACAAAAGGTGTAGTTTATAATGGCAGTATTTAGTGGAAAGATCATCGAAGCTAAATTCTTAGATCGTCAAAAAACAATGATAGAAATCTTATATAAAGATGCAGATAAAATTGTGGCGCATTCTATAGAAGTTGATTGGGAACTAAAAGATTTTCATGATTTATTAGAAGAAATGGATCTTGAAGATATTGAAAGACAAACAATCATTAGAAATCAAGACTTAGCTGAACAAAAGAAAGCCGCCGTGACGGCTACTGTTGAAGCTAGATTAGCAGACGGGTTTAAAGAAAAAGCAACTACTATTGATGTGCTAATAAAAGAAGTAATTGCTAATAGACATGATGAAAGTTTCTTGTTTAGATTTAAAGCAGAAATATTTAAAATGGAAGAAGTGAGTCTTTCTTATAAGTGGTTTAAAAAAAGAAAAATACAAAAATCTAAAGATGCATTAGAAATTTTAGCTATATTATATAAAATTATAAAGTGAACTCATAATGACAAATAAAGTGATTTACCTCAGATGGGGTGAAAGATACACTGAAGAGCATGTATCACAATTATTCGATAAAGTAAACAAAAATTGTTCAGTTGATTTTGAATTTACTACAATTGAAAGTGTTCATCTTGGCGATGAATTTGATTTACTCGCAAAGGGTCAGAGTTCTTGTTTTAGAGGAACGCAAGATCCTGAATCCTCAGTAACAGACAATCCTAATCAAGATTATTGTAGAGAAGACGCTGGTGGTATGGCTCACTGGCGTAAATATCTCATGTTTAATCGAGATGTTGAGCAATTTAGTAAAGAAGATACTTTATTGTATTTAGATCTAGATACACTTATCACTGGAGATTTAGCTTACTTTTTTGATTTAGATATGTCTAAACCATATATTGCTAGAAGTTGGCAATTTGAAATAGATGATTTATGGAGAAAGCTATATAATCTTAGAAGTTGTCCTTACTTTAATAGTTCAGTTTTAGTCTGGAAACCAGGACAATGTTTACCTGTTTTCGATGAAATGATGAAACAATATTGGAATATGATGTTATCATACGGGAGTAATGATAATTGGTTATTCCATAGATTTGGACCCCATACCTTTTCAGATGAAAATAGAAACTTTTTTAACTGGTTTCCAGAATACACTGTAGCATCTGATCCTCGTTTTGTTAAAGAAGGTGAAACAATTATTCACACTTTAGCTGGTTTAACTATGTCTGAAAAGAATAAATTATGTTTATAATAGATGATTACAATATTAATGATAGTTTAGTTGATAGCCTATTTGCATTAGATGAAAACTGTCCGTGGATGAAAGTTGATTTTTATAGATCATTATCAAAACGCAAATTACAAAAAAATATGTGGTTATATAATGAATTGACAAATATTATACATGATCCAAATATAATGTTTAAAGTAAATTGGTTAGCACCAGGATTTTGTTATTATTCTTCTATAGTTTTAAATAAACTAAATTTCACAGATATAAAATTCTATGATTATGATCCTTCAGTTAAATATATTAATTATCAATCTACAAAATTAATTAAAAGCGCTAATGTAGAACATATTATGTTAGATGTAGTGTTTGATAGAGAATTTGTTAGAAAAGATCCAGATTTAGTAGTCTGTCTTTCTACGTCATCTCTTGGTAATAGATTCTCTGAACTTAATGGAAATTACTATAATAATCCTTTATTTGCTTTAATGGGTTCCAATAAATGTAAACGAGGAAATATCAACGTTTTTGAGAGTATAGATAAATTCATAGAATCAACTGGAATTAAGAATGTTTTATACTCTGGCGAAAAAAATATACATGGAGAAATTTATTATTTTGTAATAGGGCATAAGGAAGATGATGTATGCTACAAATTATAGTTTCTAAATGGGGCACATTATACGGTGAAGAGTATATAGATCGTTTAAAAGAAAGAATTGAAAAAAATTGTAGTGTACCTTGGAACTTAACAGTTATAAGAGATCATGAAAATGGTTGGGGAGAATATAGTAAAAAACATTATAGAGGTGAAGGAGAACCAAAAGTAGTTCAAGGGGAAGGATTTCAAAACGATTACCATCATTTTGATTTAGGAGGAATTCCTTTATATAGAAAAATGTATCCATTTGCAATGGATGATCATTGTAAGCAAGATGATACAATTATGATGATGGACATAGATATGTTAATTACCGACGATTTAGCATATTTTACAACTTTATCTACTGACAAACCTTGGATTCAATTTGACTATGATACACCAGAATGGGAACTTATGGATGATTATAAAAATCAAAATATAACTCCACTAAATAGTTCTGTAACAGTTTGGAAAAAAGGCCAAATGAACCCCGTATATGATTTTGTAAGTAAATATAAAAATGAAGTATTTTTTACATATAGACGTGTTGATGCTTATCTTTGGTATTGCTGGGGAGTAAACGACTTTTTTAATTATTTACCAATAGAAGCAGTAGACTGGTACTATAAAGGAACAAACGCTATTATAAGAAATATGGCAGGTGAAAAGATCGAGTTTAAAAATGAAATGGTTGTATAATGCAATGAATCCTAGACCCCCTAAAACGTCTACGAGCAAAAATAAAATAGTATGCGCTCGGTGGGGAAAACTTTATAGCGAAAGAGATATTGATGATTTATATGAAAAAGTGAAAAAGAATTGTTCAGTAGATTTTGATTTTGAAGTATTTGACAACTTTAAAAAATATAAACATTGGGAAAAAGCAAAGAAAAAACATTATAGAGCTTCTTTACAACCTGATGAAAGATTTGATGCTGTACAAAAAGGATACCACCGCGATGATTTTGGGGGAATTCCTCATTATCGTAAAATCACCATGTTTGATCAAGACAAAAAATTTAATTCAGAAGACACAATATTATATCTTGATTTAGACACAAATATTACTGGTGATTTAGCTTATTTTTTTGAAGAGCTTAATTATGCTAGACCATATTTGGTTTGGAATTATTGGTGGGACGAAAATGATGGTATTGAATGGAAGAGACAATACCATGTCACTCGTTGTCCACTATTTAATAGCTCAGTTATGGTTTGGAAACCAGGCCAAAATGAAACTATATATAATTTTGTAGAGAATAATTTAGATGAGTGTTTTTATACTTATCCTTCTATGGATACATTTATGTTCCATAATTTTGGGCCACACAGCAATTTAGAAAGAAGAAATCATTTTAATTATTTTGATGAAGGTATAGTTACTTCACAGCGAGTACTAAATAACAATAATCCTGGGATTGTTAATATGCTAGAAGGACTGAGCGTGGAAGAGAAAAATAAATATGTATCACATTGAGAAAAAGGATGTAGATAGATTCCAAAAAATACTTGATCAACTTAAACACGCTTATCCATGGGATGGGATGCATGCTAATATATGCGCGCAAGTAGGACCAATTGAATTTCAAATTCAAAAATGGTGGGCCGATAGAATAAATTGTATAGATCAAAGAGTAGCTATTTTAAATGGTGGTATTGGATATTTTTCAGTTCCATTTGCACATGAAATGGGAGCTAAAAAAATAGATGTATATGATATGGATCCAATCACGGAAAACTTAAGTTGGTATATAAATGGAAACTATAAACCGGAATTTTGTCACCACCAAAAAAACGTTATTTTTGATAGAAAAGAAATAAAAAATGCTGACGTATACATAAATACTAGTTGTGAGCATAGCTATCATATGAGAGATATAATTCCACCAAATAGGCTCTGTGTAATGAGTGGAAATAATTTAACAGCAAGAGGACATATAAATTTATTTAAAAATATGCGCAGCTTGAAAAAATCAGTAGGATTTAAAGATGTATTATATGAAACAACTATGGAATTTACATATCATGACGATATGGGAAAAAGACCATACAAACAATTTTTAGTAATAGGGATAAAAGCATGAAGAAAAGAGTTATTTTTTCAATTTACATTGAAATCCCTGAAGCACTATTAGATGAGACTGGTTATTCAAAGCATGCGGTTAATAATACGCATAGAGGTGAAAGAGCTGGGGAAACTAAAGATAAACTAAAAGCATATAAAAACAGATTAATGTGGAATCAAAAATGGTATGCAGATCAGTGTGATGCAGACTATCATATGTACACTTATGATAAACAGTTTTTAGAATATTATCGTTATTGCAAAAGTGTGCATGATAAGCTTCCAATGTATCACATTGTAAATTATTACAAAAATCATTTGCTTCAGGAACTAGCAAAAACTTATGATGAAATTTTTTATATGGATATTGATATTATTCCTAGAACAAAGGATAATATATTTGAAGTCCATAATATGAATAAGCTCTGGGCAAAAAATAATAATGACTTAGCTGAATGGAGTAAGCATTATGATTTAACAAAATACAATAGTTGTGATAGAAATCCTGGTATTAAGTATTGGAATTGTTATGCTCTTTTAATTCAAAATGGGCATGACCCTGAAAATAACGTTATTAACACCGGAACGATAATAGGCGGCAAAAAAGCAATTATGGCAATGGACTGGCAAGGAGAGTTTGAAGGATTAATTGCTGATTTGCTAAAACTACAGGAAGATCAAGCAACTATGTTCCCTGAAGCTTTGCATTCTAGGTTTGCTTTTGATAATGAAACAATGTTTAGTTATTTAGTAAAAACTAAAAAATTGAAGTATGATACTTTAGATGATATTTGGCATGGAAGATTACCAGATGATGGAGTAGATCCAAGACATAAAATTATTCATGCAATTAATAAGAAATTTGAATTAATTTGGGATGATGTTCCATATGATGGAAGAACTTTAGGGAAATCATAATGCCTCTTACAGAACATTCTTCGGGTCAAACAAATCAAGCACAAAAAATATTCGTTTTTAGAATAGGTAAAAAATATGGTGAAGAGTATGAAGAGTACTTGAATCAAAAACTAAAAGGAAGATATGATCTTATTTGGATAAGAAATCCATTAGATTCAAAAGTAGCGTTGCAATGGAATAAAATGTTTCTTATGAATTTAGATTATCCGGATCCTATTGTTGTAATGGATATTGATATATTATTAGAAAATAATTTTCATGAATTATTTGAATATCCTATTCAAAAAGGTGAATTTTTGTCTATTCCGGCGTGGTGGAATGAAAGAGCTGGATATTTATCAAACGGCGGGTTTTTTAAATACTATCCTAAGGATTGTAAATATATTTTCGATGAATTTATTAATAATTCTAAACATTGGCAGTCACATTATATTAAAGAAGGCATTACTGTAGGACCAGTAAATGGTGAACAGTATTTTGTTGAAGATCAAGTTAAGAAAAACTTAGATTTAAAATTTGTTCCTAAGTCATGGGTAACTAGATGGACTAACGATAGCAGTAAAAATATGAAAATAGCTGATAGATGGAGAAAAAAGGTGGAAGATACACAATTATTTTACCATGAAAAAAATAAATTTAACGAAAATGTTAAATTTGTTCATTTTACTACCTCTTTAAACAAGCCGCATGAATCTAAATTGTATAAATACTAGTAACCGTAAAAAAGAGGTTTCAGTATGCCTAGAATTATAGATTTACCATCAATTAGTGCAGATTCCGCCGATTCGGCAGATTGGCTCATTCTATACAACGTCGATGCCGCATCAAATGACGCTGTTAATAAAATTAGAGTTGATCAATTAGCTGAATTAACAGCAGGAGTTGCTGCTTATGGTGATTCTAATGTAGCATTATTTTTAGCTAATAGTGATTCAGCTAATCCTATACAAGTCGGACAAATGATCATTGATAGTGACTTGGTTGTTCAAGGCGATTTAAGAGTTTTAGGTACAACTACTACAGTTAGTCAAAGTGAATTAAGTATTTCAGACAAGTTGCTAATATTAGCTGATAGTGCAGTAACAGATACTGATGCCGATGGTGGTGGTATTCAATTAAACGGCGCTAATGCAACAATTCTATATCAACAATCAGATGATACTTGGAATTTTAATAAAAACGTATCTTATCCGAATCAATATTCATTAACAGACACTGATTCATTAAATGAAGGATCTACAAATTTATATTACAGCGCTGCAAGATTTGATTCCGATTTAACTAATGCAGATTCGTCAATTACTTCTAGTCAATTAGCTTCTGCTGTTTCTTTAATCATTTATGATTCTACTGGATCTGCTATAAAGACGTTGTATGGTGCAGGAGTTTAAGCATGGCTGGCAATCCTTTAGTATGGGACACATCATCTGAAGATGTACGTCCAGCAAGCGCGGGACATGTGGAAACACTAATTGAAAGAGGAATTTTCCACTATAGTTCTAATCCTAGTGTGGAATTAAGTTATGTTGCATCTGGTGGTAATTTAAATTCTATTGATGACACAAGATATGCGCCGAGCGCAGGTTTATCTAGAGTTGATAGATTTCCAACCTCAGCTGAAACTGGAGCAGTTGACCTTATCACTGTATCACAACAAAAAATACAACAAACGAAAGCAACGGTAACAAAACCAACAAACGCTAAGCCTTTAGCTTATGTTACAAATACTGGAAATATTAGAGCTCTTCCTATTGATGAAGCAGTTGAATTATTAGTAAAGCCGGCAATTGATAGATTAAATTCTAAAGCTGCTATTGACGATGAAAATCGCGGTGGAACTTATTTTGTTACTACATCAGTTTCAGCGGCAGATGCTGATAATGTTTCATCTCAACCAATATATACCGATACCAACGCAAATGTTTCTTTTTATGATGCGGAAAGATCTGGAAATGGATTATTTGTTTCATTAGATACTCCAGCCATTAACACTTCTTGGTATTTACATAAACAAAGAGCAAATGCCTTTGATAGAAATTTAGCGGGAACATCTGGAGGGGATGTAAACAGATATCCTCTTTATGTTACACCATCAGGTGATTTAAGACATTACACTGTTGCCGAATATGATAATTTTATTGGCGAATTAATTAGATGGGCTGCTGTAAATTTATCAGGTTATATATTAGATTATCAAGTTAGCAATTCTTCTACTGATAATACATATAGAAGTTCAACAATAACTAATACTTTAGTTGATAGTTCAAAACACTTTACTGAAGAAGTAGGCCTAGATGATTATAGAGGTCAATCAATTCCTCAAGGTACAGCAACCATAATAAATTCTTATTATCTTACCCTTTCTAAGAGCTAATTTTTATAAATAGAATAAAGAGGCAGGGGCGCTGTTCGCGTCCGACAAAGAAATCGGTAGGAGTATTTCATGGCCCAATATGAAGAATTCACCTTAGCTCAAGGTGCAGACATAGCAATTGAGCTACATTTAGTAGACGACCAAGGATCTCCAAAAGATCTAACAAACCATACGGTTTCAGCGCGAATACAAAAATCGTATTCATCTACAACTTTCACGGATTTCAATTCAATAATCGCAGCGCCGCCTTCTGACGGTATTGCTACTATATCATTAAATAATACTCAAACTGAAGCTTTGGAAAAGGGACGTTATGTTTATGATGTAATGCTTTCTTTTGTTGATAGCGCAGGTGATACAATAGCTGAAAGACTATTAGAAGGAAGAGTTCAAGTAACACCAAATGTTACTCCAACTCCAGGAGGCAGCGAATAAATGGTAACCGTAGTTAAAAAAGTTATAGTTGGAACACCAATTAGAAGAGTTACTTCTGGTGCCTTTAGTATTTTTAATATTGATGGTATTTCAGCTGAAGGATCTGCCCATAACGATCTTCTTGTTTTTGATTCATCTTCTGAAAAATTTACAAATCTAAGCACGCTCCGCGTTTTAAAAGTAGATGATTTTACAATTGATAGTAATACAATAAGTGCTACTGGCGATATATACATTTCTTCTACACAAGTTAATATCAACTCTCCAGTTGAAGCAACATCTTTTAAGCAATCTCAATTAGGCGCTTTTGATGATTCTGACTTAACTAGTAAACTTTATGTAGATACTGAAGTCGAAAGAGTTAAAAACGTTATCTTTACTACAGATGACGGATTTACTGATTCTGTTCAAATTTATGATGATGAAGATATTAAAGTAATTGGTGGAATTGGTGTTAAAACTTCTTCTACAAAAATAGGATCACAGTATCAATTAACAATTGATTTAGATAGTTCTGATATAGTAACTGGAACTTATGGTACTGCTGACTCAGATAATCTTACAATACCTTTTCTTTCATTTGATTCATCTGGATTATTATCTGGTGTTACGGTATCAAATCCAATTACAACAGATAATGTTAGAGAAGGCGATTCTAATTTATATTATACTACAGCTAGATTTGATGATAGATTAGACGACAGTAGTTCTATTTCATCTATACGTAGTATGTTCTCTCCTGGCGGAGATATGGTATATGATTCAATTAACGGTACCTTTTCAATTAATGTTGTTGCTACTTATAACTCAGAAAATTTTGATTCCGATTTAGATGTTGCTTTAGCTAATAGCCAAAATATTGTATACGCTGATTCATTAAATTCATTCGATTTAACTGCTATAAATGAATCAAATGCTGGGACATTTGGATCAACAACTAAAATTCCAATTCTTTCTGTTGATTCATATGGTAGAATTGATAGTATTAGTACTGCCTCAATTTCAACATCATTAGTAATTAGTGCTGATTCTGTTAGTGATAGTAGTGTAGATTCGATAAATCTTGGTACAGATGTTTTTAATATTTCTGGACAACCTGGTAATATCATTACAAGAGTAACAGATAGTGGTATTAATATACGATTAGATAGCGGGCAAACCACACACAATTCTTTTTTAGGTGCCGTGCAACCAGGATTATATACGTATGGTGGCGGGTCGCAGGTAGCTCGAGTTTCAGTTGATGAGTTTGGTATTGTTAAACACATAGACGCAACTACAATACAGGCGCAAATAACTCTTAAAGATGAAAATAATGCAGAATATGATGCATTTACTACACAAAATGACTTAAAGTTTGTAGGCGGGAACGGGATTGATGTTGATGTTAGTGGCGGCTTTTCAGGTGGCAACCCCAGCGCTGATGCAGTAATTACTGTTTCAATTGATTCATCAGAATTAAGTGCAATAGATAGTGTATCTTGGCTGACTGATTCTAATAAATTACAAATTAGTACTTCTGATGGAGCAAGATTTGTTCCACAAATTAATTACTTCGGTGATAGTGTAATATTCGACGATACACTACGCATGAATACCTCTAAACAAGCAGTTTGGGGTACAAAAGGAAATACTGAGCAAGGTGTATCTGGATCATTTAGTTCAATATATATGATGCCAGGTGATAGTGAAGGAAGTGGTTGGTGGTTCTATAATAATTCACCTGGAATGAAGTTTTATTCTAAGAGTGAAAATAGTCAAACAGGTGCTGATAGTACTGGGTCCATTGAATTCCTGACTTATTATCGCAATGAAGGTTCCTTTTACGAAGATATGGTTATCAGTAATGGGGTTTCATTAAAGCATAAAGGTCAGACCGCATTAGCTATTATAGGGCCACAAAATGGCGCTAATGATAGCACGAATGTTACAAGGTTTTATTCCCATGCTATTCCTTATACTGGTTTGGGTGTAAACTATGATTTAGGTGATTCTGAAAATCCATGGAGAGATTTATATCTTTCTGGACAAACAATACATTTAGGTGAAATTCAACTAAAAGATAGCGGTGGTGATTTTGCAATTAGATCTGCAGATGGATCTCCTGGTAATATAACAGCAGCTCATATAAATGCTGATTCTGGTTATATTAGCCAATTTAGAGTCGATTCTGCACAAATTACTAATTATACTGCAACTACGGGATTTGTTGGATTACTAACTGTTGATTCTATAAATGTAACAGATCTTAACATTAACACTGCAATAGTAACAAATGGTATTACAGCAGACTCTGCTAAAATAGAAGGTACTTTGACTGCAAGAGATATAAATGTAGACTCTGGATCTATTAGTCAATTTACAGCAGACTCAGCTTCAATTACTACACTGAATACTACAACAATATCTGGCAATTCTGCAACATTTACAGACATAGTAAGATCTGGAACAACTGTTACTGCCGGCGCATATGGTTCAGGTTCACTGGTTCCAGTTCTTACGGTTGATTCTTCAGGTTTTGTTGATAGTATCGGAACAGTTTCAGTTGCGGGTGTAACAGGATTTGCATGGGATTCGGCAACTTCTACTGCTACAATTAGTACAGCTGATGGTGGATCATTTGCATCAACAATTAATGGTTTCCATAAAATTACCAGTCATCTAATACCATCAATTGCTAATACATACGATCTTGGTAACGATTCATATAGATGGAATGATCTCTATCTAAATGGAACTAGTTTGTATCTTGGAGATACCATTATAGAAGATAGTGCTGGTGGCTTTGTCTTTATGCACAATGACGGTGGCGCAGCAAGTCCTGTAGGAGTTACTGTACCGCAAACTAATTATATTACTTCGACACCACCTACTGGTAACAGTAGCATCACTGCGCAAAGAATGATATTTAATCCAACTGGTACGATATTACAGATAGGTGGAATATATACACCTTTGACATATTATGATTTATCTACAGGTTGGGACTTAAGCACTGCAACTGTAGATCAAAATAATTCTTGGACAAATTCTGGCACTCCTTGGAGTTCAAATGTTAATTTTGATATTGGAAGTCTAAGCTTTAATGCTGATGGTTCAAAGGTTTTCACTGGACGGTATAACAGTTCTATATTCCAATTAGTATTACACGCCTATGACCTAGGCACAAATTACGTAATTGAAAGCGTAGGAAATAATCCTTCTCAATCCGTAAACGTTAATGTTACTTCATTAAATACAGCTTGGAATGACAGCAAACCTGCTGGATGGTCGAGTGATTTCTATTCAGCCGGGAGAGATTTTAAAGTAAGGATTATTGATAATGGTAATAAAATTGCCATGTTTACGGGTGAAAGTAGTAGCTTCTTAGACCTAATTGTTCTTCCTTTAACTACTCCTTATGACTTAAGTACTATTGACTATACTCCGGCCAATGTAAAATGTTTTGATTTCGAATATGAATTAACAAATAATATTGTGCCAGGTAGATATACTAGTACGAAAATTTACGGCGAAGATTTCCAATTTAGTAACGACGGCACGAAGCTTTGGCTGACTGTTTATGAAAGAGTTGGAGCTTCAAGTCCTTATACTCATGAAATGGATTTCTATCAATTTAATTTATCTACTGCCTATGATATCGATCCAAGTAGCTTATCTTATAATAGTTCGGTAAGATTAGGAGAATCTGCTTCTTCTCCTTATTATAGATTAGGTGAAAGAATAGATGTTTTCCATGTAGAAGAGTCAGAAAATAAAATATTCATGGTAGTAAGAAATGAATATTTAAATTCTGGTGGAAGTCAGTTGCTAGCAACTAGCGCAATTGTAGAATTTAGTTATGGTAGCCCAGCAATTATGGCTCTAACTAAAATGGGTCACGTAAAAGCAGATTCAGCTCAAATTTCCTTACTAAACGCTGATTCAGGAACTATTGGTCAATTTACAGCTGACTCAGCTTCAATTACTACACTAAATACTACAACCGGTAATATAAGTCAGTTTACATCAGATTCAGCTTCGATTACTAATTTAAATGTATCTACTCTTAATGCTCCAAGTTTAGATGTTGATTCATCACACATTACTACACTTTCAACAAATAGATTTAATGTTGATTCTGCTAGAGCTGGATTTATACAGTTTAATGTAGGCGAATATGATGATAACGTTAAACCAACAACTACAGAAGGCGCAGTTTATTATAATTCTGGACCAGATACACTTGTCTTTAAATCTTCTTCTGGTAGTCCAATTAAAATTGGTCAAGAAGAAGTTACTAGAGTTTATAATAACACTATTTCAACCATACCAAAAGGAAAAGCTGTTTATGTAACAGGAGCAGCAAATGATTTCCCAACTATTGGTTTATCTAGATCAGACGATATAAACACTGTCTATAAAACAGTAGGTATTACAAAAGATGATATATCACCATCTTCATTTGGTTTAGTAGTAAATAGAGGCTTATTTGGTGGAGTAGACACTACAAACTTCTCAGCAGGTGATATTTTACATGTTTCTCCTGATAGTGCTGGAGAGTTTACTGCATCAAACCCAGTATATCCTAACTTTGCTTTCCAAGTTGGTACAGTTTTAGTTGTAGACTCTGCTGGAGGAAATGCAGTAGGTGGATGTATTCAAATTGAAATTGTAAGAGAAGTTTTTGAAACTATTAGAGTTTCTGGTGATGGTAGAATCGATGCCAACCTAACAATCGGTGGTAACTTAAACGTTTTAGGTACGGAAACAACAACTTCAATTTCTAACTTAAATGTTGCTGACACTTTCATATATTTAGGCGCCGGTGACACTATTGGCGCTGGTGGAACAAACTTTAATGGTACTGGTGACCAAAACGCAACATTTATTGGCCATTATAAAGGTGATAGCGACGAAACATTTAGAGTACGTGTTTCGGGTGTTGGTGGTGATACTCTTGAATGGGCACTTGATAGTTGGGGTGCAGGTACCTTAACATTCGATTCAGCTGGTGGTCCAGCAACATGGAATTTAACTACTGATGGTCAAATTGTACCTTTAAAATATGGCATTTCAATTGATTTTGATAATCCCACTGGCCATGATTTAGGAGATAGTTGGAATGGCGATGCATCACCAATTAATGTTCAAATTGGTCTTGCTGGTAACTATAATGAGCCAGATGATATTTATCGCCATGCTGGTTTGTTTAGAGACATTTCAGATGGAGTCTGGAAATTCTTTGATAATTATGTTCCAGAACCAGAAGGTCAGATAAATGTAGCTGCACCTACATTTTCTTTTGCAGATATGAAAGCAAAAGATATTACTGGCGCAGTAATTGAAGCAACTAATGGATTCACTGGTAATGTTACTGGTACAGTTTCAGATATATCTAATCACACTACTACAAACCTAACTGAAGGTGATAACCTTTATTATACTACCTCAAGAGCTGATTCGGATTTTGATGTTAGACTTGCAACTAAGTCTACAACAAACCTAACTGAAGGTGATAATTTATACTATACATTAGCTAGAGCAGATAGCGCAGCTCGTAGCGCTTTAAGTGTAGATGATCAAAGCGGGGATGGCTCGCTATCTTATGATTCAGCAGCTGGGAAGTTTACTTATATAGGACCTTCTCCAGCTGAGGTTAGAGCTCATCTTTCAGAAGGTAATGGAATCACTTATGATTCGGCTTCTGGGCAGATAACTATAACAAATACCGGAGTAAATTCAGGTACATATGGTTCAAGCACTGAAATTCCTGTATTTACAGTAAATACTAGAGGTCAAATAGATTCAGTTGGAACGGTTGCAGTTGCAGGAGTCACTGGATTTGTATATGATTCATCAAGCGGAAATCTAACTATTTCTACTGCTGATGGCGCAACTTTTAGTGATAGTATTAACTTAAATCCATTTACTACAAATGAACTAGTTGAAGGTAGCGATAATCTTTATTATACTAGAGCTAGATTTGATTCTGCATTAGGTGATAATACATCAATTACTACAATTAGAGGTTATTTTAATACCGGAGGTGATTTATCATACGATTCTACTACTGGTAAATTCTCAATTGACGTAGAAGAAATTTATACCGCTGGTAACTTTGATTCTGATTTTAGAGTTAGATTATTAACTACTACAACTGATTCAATTGGCGAAGGAAGTACAAATTTATATTACACTACATCGAGAGCTGACTCAGACTTTGATGTTAGACTTACAACTAAGTCTACTACTGATTTAAGTGAAGGAAATAATCTTTATTATACCACAACAAGAGCTGACTCAGACTTTGATGTTAGACTTGGTATAGCTGGATCTATTGCTACGATTAGAAGTTATTTCTCAGCTAGTGGTGATTTATCATACGATTCTACTACTGGCGATTTTAGTTTTGATGTAGAACAAGTTTATACAAAAGCTAATTTTGATAGTGATCTTGGTGATGCACTAATTGGCGGAAAGGGAATATCTTACGATTCATCAACAGATACTATTAATATTGATTCGGCTGAATTCTCTGCAATGTTCACTACTACAGATTTGCCAGAAGGTGATAATTTATACTATACATTAGCTAGAGTAGATTCGGCCTTTGATGTTAGACTTGCAACTAAGTCTACTACAAACCTAACTGAAGGTGATAACCTTTACTACACTACATCGAGAGCTGACTCAGACTTTGATGTTAGACTTGCAACTAAATCTACTACTGATATTACAGAAGGAACAAATTTATATTATACTCAGACACGGACTGATTCAGATATTATTTCTAGATTAAAAGACGTAAATGAATTTGATGCCGATTCAGTTGGTACTAGAGAATTAATTGTAGAAGCTGATGATTCTGCTGGCGATTTAACTATTAAAAATGGAATTATTCATAGAGAATATCATGGAAGAACTGGTGGTGATTCCACATCTGAAAGAGTTAACGTATATGTTAGAACAGCGGCAAAAACAAGCAATCACAGATTCTATCAAAAAGGATCGGCAGCTGCTTACTGGTTATCATATGATTCAGCTGATATAGGCACAGCTAGAGAAATTCAAGCGCCATATTTAGAAATGACTCCAGGTGTTAAATACAGATTTTGGACATTCCACAATTCAAATTCAACACATGATGTTAGATTTTACTATGAAAACGATAAACATGAAAGATTAGAACCATCAAGTCCAGGTGTAGATATTACATATAATGGAACAGCTGGTCAGGCCGGTGCGTATTCAGAAATTTTAGTTCATGATGGCGGCCCGCAATCCTTAGCATATCAATGTATCAATCATCAATATATGGGTAATCATCTTAACTCAAAATCATTAGCATTATCAAGATTATATCAAACAGATTCGGCTATTAATGTTGTTGGAACATTAAACGCAATAATTGACGGAGGTACGTTCTAAGCGTATAAATAGATTAAAGTCGAGTTTTTACTCATATATGGCTTCCTTTATTAAGGTGTAACTATGGCAGCAAATATTAAATTAAAAAGATCCGCGGTTGCGGGTAAACAGCCTTTAGTGGCAGACATCGATTACGGTGAGTTAGCATTAAACTATGCTGACGGTATTCTCTATTACAAAAATAATATTGATGGTATTGCATCAATATCTGGTGGTGGAGCAGACGCAGATAGCGCAGCTCCTACTGGCGCAGCTTTAAGAGATGGCCAACTATGGTGGGATGCTACAAATGGTAGACTTAAGATTTATTATGACGACGGTGCTGATTCTGCTCAATGGGTAGACGCATCTCCTGCTGGTAGAGGTTACACTGGTTCGGCCGGCGCAATAACATTTAGTGAAACTGCTCCAGCAAATCCTTCAGATGGTCAAATCTGGTATAATTCAACAACAGGAAAATCATATCTCTATTATGAAAATCAAAGTAATAGAGCATGGATTTTATTTGCAGATCCAACTGTAACAGATGGTGACACTGGTTTTACTGGATCTGTAGGTTATGTTGGCTCACAGGGAACAATTTCACCTAGAAACATTTCACTTCTTAATCCTTCAGGTGGTGAAGAAATAACTTTACTTAGAACTACCAATGCAATATCAGTTTCAGAAGTAAGAGCTGTAATTAGAGGAAGTAGTTGTGAATACGCAATAAAATATGATACTGATAGAAGTGCAGCTGGAACTACAGTAGCAACAGAAACAACCACAAACACAACTACAGGATCGACTCCTGTAATTTCTAATGCTTCTATTCCTGCTGGAAATTATGTTTGGTTAGAAGTTGTTGCTGTGAATAGCTTAACTGAAATTTCAGTAAATGTTACATTTTAAGGAGTAAATAATGGCAGCTTTAAATTTTCCAGCATCTCCTACACATTTAGATCAATACGTTGATCCTAATCAAGCTGTTTGGCAATACGATTCAGATGGTTCATTTTGGAATGTTATAACGAGCACAACTCGTAAAAATTTCAGTGGATCTAAAAGAAGAATTCAAACTTCATTTGATGTTACAGAAACCCTATCACCAATTGAATTTTTAAATGAAGATTTTTCGGTAGATAATTATTTTGGTGGTTCAACTACTAGAGCAACTGTTCCAACTACTGGCTTTTATAGAGTTTATGTTTCTCTTTTCACTTCAACCGGTGGTTCTGGCGCATCTTATACTGCAGAATTAAGAAAAAACGGAGTTTATTTATTTACTATTAATTTGGGGCCAAACCAAAACGTTAATTTTGATGAAACACTTTCTCTAGTTGCTGGTGACTATATTGAAGTTTTTGCATCTGAAAGTGCTAATGTAGGTCAATTTACAAATGAATCAGAATTTTTAGTGTATAGAATAGGTTTTTCTCCAGGCACTGGAATTAGTAATCATAATGCGTTTAGTGGAGTTAGAGCCGTTTTAAACGGAGCAGTAAATGCTACAAGTACTCCTACACCAATTTCATGGTTTACTACTGATTTTAATGCTAATGCAAATGTGATTGGAGATTTATTTTGGTATTCAGGCGCGCCTGATAGATTGACAGTAAGAACTTCAGGATTTTATAGATGTAGATCCTTTGTTCTTACTAACTCTTTTGGTGGATCAGAAACATATACTGTAGAAATTAAGAAAAATAATACAACTACTATTGATACAATTACAATGGGTCCAAATGACCAATTAGATTTTGATGAAGTTTTAGAACTAGCATCAGATGATTTTATTCAATTAATTATTAGTAACTCTGATAACACTGGAGCAGCTAATCAAGAAACATATTTAGAACTTGTCAGAGAAGGAGTGTAATCTATGGCATTCGTTAAATCAACCAGTACACTTTCCGCTGATGCTATTACGGTACCGGGCCTTTCTGGCGGTGATAATGGTAAAGTAGTAAGAATTTCTGGATCAAACACTGCAACTAATGCTGCAAACACTGATACCGCAACTCAGCTTCAAGCTGTATTAATTAAAATTGGTGATGAATATTATGCTGGAGGAACTGTTTCTGGTTTTACTGGATTAACAGCAAGCACGCCATTATTTTTAGATGCAACAGGAGGATTAACAACATCTCCTCCTTCTCCAACTGCTTCAACTAGAGCGCTATTTATTGGTTTCGCTATAAATTCAACCGACCTTGTTTTTAGACCAGGAATACCTATTTCAGGAACATAACATATGACTATTGCTAACGTAACTAGAGCTATTGAACTTGCTGATGACTCAGATTTCTTGGGTCTTCCAGTTATGCATCACATATCTGAACAAGGTTATTGGTATACTTATCATCCTTCAGATTATGATTCAAATGCAACTTTATCTGGTAATTCTATTTCAATATATGAGTGGGATTCTCTATCTCCAATTTCTTCAGCGGATCAGCTTTCTGGAAATTCGAGCAGAATAGAATTAGATGGGACTGCAGCATTTATTGATGAATCACATGGGAATGGTACTTTACGTTACCACGGAGGCTGCGTTGTACACATTGGTTCTGGCGTTAATGATATTACTAATGTAAATGAAGCTAATGCTTTCTTTATGGCCCATATTGGGACTTGGGGTGATGATGGACCAGCAACTGGTGGTTTATTAGAAGATGATGCTTTCTATTGGGATAGATTTTATCAACAATCGGCTGGTGGTGATTGGAATTATTATCAATATCATAAACACTTACCCTCTAATTATCCAAGATTTGATGACGGCCGGATTGTTTTTGCTGCTGATGATTATATTAGACCAGCTGATAAACAATATGGTTATTTAATTAGTGTGAGAGCTAGTACTGGGGGAAAATCTTACAATGTTCCTTTGGCTCGTATTCACACCCCATCTATTGGTGGAGCTCATAACTCTCATAATGATGTAACTTTGCCTAACACTTCAGGTGTTAACTTCGTAAATGGGGGAATTATATCTGGAGGATCAAATAGATTCCACGCTTCATATTTAGATTCAAATGGAAGTGGAAATTGGAATTTTTATACGAGAACATACACTTCAAGTTCAGGATCTTTTACTCCAGAAGTTAATTATGGTTCTTTTGATTTAGCTGACCCTGTAAATACACCTTATGCTGGAGGTGATGCTCAAGCTGAAGGATCGGTAAGTGAATACCCTATGAGAATGTCTGCGGGCCATTCTTTTGGCTCTAAGGTTTATTGGCCAGTTTTAATGAACTCAGTTTATAAGTCATTTGACGTTACTCTATATGGTGATGTGATTCAAAATTTATATAGAGTTGGTGGTGAACATAGAGATGATCCTAATAAATTAAATGCTACAGATCCTAGTACCGGAGATCAAAATCCTACAATATATTTAAAAGTAGGTGATACTATTGTATTTGATGCGTCTCAATCTTATCAAAATCACCCAATGTATGTAAAATCAAGCTTGGTCAACGCTTTAAATACAAGCCAAAATGTGGCATCAGGTACTTCTGGCAATGGAACAGCTACAATAACATGGGACACTACTGGATTAACACCAGGTGAATATTATTATGTATGTGTTGTGCACAATGGTATGTATGGTAAAATTATTTTAGAAGCTTCTAATAATTGTGTAGATGCTCAAATTTGGAGTGTTACTGATGCTAATACTATTTCACCAGGAACATTAAGTAGAACAGATCTTCCATGGAGATTTACAGGAAGAGATGATAAGCCAGATATTTTAATTACAAGTGTAGGCGATAAACTTTATATTGCAGGTGGATCAGCTAGAGATGGTGGCTTACACTTGTATAGTGCTGAAGCAATTGATTCCACAGGAAGTTTTTATGATGAAGGAAAAATTATAAGCACTGATTCTGAAAATCCTGCAAGATTACACGGATTTAAATATAATGCAACTAATACAAAATTTTATGCATTAGCTTCAGCAGATGGACAATCTAATTTTAAAGGGCTGTATAGTTTTGATTTGGCTGGAGGTACATTTGACGGTTATGAGCATTTAAAATGGAATGATTCTGGATATTTTGAAGATATAGGTGCAGCAACAAGTGGATACATAGAATACACTCACTCAAATGCTCAATACACAGCTAAATCGACAATTGAGCCTGAAGGCATACCAAATGGATCTTCTATTTTAAGATGGGATGTTTCATCTCCACAATTTTTTAATAGAAAAGAAATAAACACTAATTCTGAAGAATATCTTTTTCAGGGGATTTACTTAAAAGATGGAAGAAAGGCTTTAGTTGGCAGAATTGAAGGCCATGTTGGAAACACTGGAACTGATAATACTGGAGATTTATTACTTACCATTGTTGATAATGAAGGTGAATCAATAAGTTATTCTTGGGGTGGAACTGGCGATGATTTTATTACTGGTATTATAGAAGATGAAGAAAATGATAGACTCGTAATATCTGGATACGCTAAAGGTGAATTGGGTAGTAAATCAAATCAATGGGTGCATGGATGGGCGAGAAGATTAAGAAATACTGATAATACAGCAGGAATAACATTTACTGGAATTGACATAGATCAATATGGGCATTATTCATTGTCTGCAAATGATAATTTAAATGGAGATGCGCTTCTTACATGTTATAATAAAAACTTTGACTATCTAACCACAGTTGCTATGTCATTAGGTGGTGAATCTGATAATTTTTCTGGTGTTCTTACTACAGCAGATAATAAAAGAGTAGTGGTTGGTGGAACTAAAAATCTAACATCAGAAAAGAGTGCATTTGTAATGAATGTTGATTCTGATTTTACAACTGTAAATTGGGCTAAAGGATTTAGTTCTAGTACGAATTATTTAACAATTACCGACCATTGCTTAATTCAAAGTTCAGGGACTGAATATGCCATTTGTTTTGCTCAAATAAACACTACCGTTGACCAAGAAGATTATCAAAAAGAAGGTGTCTTATTTGGTGTTAATACTTCAAACGGAAGTATAATTTTCCAAAAATCAATAAGTGGTTTGGCATCAAGTCCATCTACTATGAGATGGGTATCTTCAATCGCGCCAGGCGCGCCTAATACTGGTACGTTTTTTATTGCTGGATCATCAGGTATTGAACTTAGTGGGCCTACTAGAGTTTATAAAACTCCTTTCTTTGCTTATGGTGATATTAATACTAGTGATGTTATCAATTATATTGAAGATAAATGGGGAAGCAACGAAACATCATATCAATTAGTTTCTGATCAAAATAGTAATTGGGATATTAATGAAAGTAGGTTTGATGTTATTAGAGTTTCAAAATATGATTCAGCTACTGGCACCTATGATTTAATATTAGGAGGCAGAGCAGAGGATATTAGTCTTGCAGCCGAAGATTCTGCGTCATATACAGATCAAACAACTGTTATGGGTAGAACAACTGGACATGTTAGTCATGGTATTTATGAAAAAATTAAATTCGTAGATAGTAATTATAAAACTAGTACAATATGGGCTAAACAGTTAAATTCACATAAAGGATATATTGAAGGTGTCACTACTCTATTGATTGAAGAATCAGATATGAGACCTTGGTGGTTTAATGAAACAGAATTCTTCCATAATGGAAATAGTAGAGTTGTTGCATTTGCAGATGGTTTAGGACTAGATAGTGATGCTAGTATTCTTAAATTAAGTGATACTGCATTTTTTGGCTTTAACGATAATGATGGTTCTTTATATTTTAGAAGTTCCTTTGGCCATATGGGTAGAGATTATATAAACACTGATGTTGTATGGGATCATAATTTTAGAAACTTTGTTGTAGCTGGTGGATCTTCTTCTCACTCTCCAGGTAAAGACGGAGTTTTATTTAGAGGTGATAAAGAAGGATTTGGGCAAGGTGTGTATCACACGGCTGCTTCAACTTCGAATGCATATTATTATGATTCTGCGCCAATATATGTTTCAGATTGGACATGGCCAAATGTAACTAAAGACAGCAACCCTGCAGCCCCAGATAGTATATTAGATGCCAATGATTATAATCCTTCAATGATTACATCATCGTATAATAGTTTAGAATATAATGGTTCTTATGGTGCTAATGGATTGTTTACAGGTTTCCTAGGAATAGTAGATAAATCAGATTTACAATCATTCTTAAATACTGAAGAATATAAAGAAAATGTAGCTAATGGTATTAGAGTACATAGAGCTAATGATTTATTTCAAATACACCAAGTATCAACGGTTGGTGATGCCACCGCTGATGACGGGAACGTATTTATGTATGATGTAATTAAATCTACAGACGGTGAATACTATTATTTAGCTGGTCAAGTTTCAGGCATGCTCGCTAAACAAAATACAGGCTTATCCGGTGTTTATGATTATTTCTTAGGACAATGGGATATTGCATCAGAACAATTTAGGTTTTGGCAAAATGGAACAGAAGATGATGAAGAAATTTATGCCTTAACTGAATTACGCGGAACATCTAAAGCTGTGACTAATCCTGAAGCTGAAAACAATGGTGCTGGTAAAGGAACTGTTAGCTGGACACCTTCAACATCTGGTTCATATTTTTATCAATGTGGAAATCATGGTGTTATGAATGGATCACTGAATGTTACAGTAGGTGTTGGAGGAAATACCTATAATATTGAAGTTCTGTATACAAATGCTCCAGGTGCATTTAGATTTAGTGGATCCGATAGAAATGGAGCTATTAATTCTAGTACTGATAATCCTACACTCACTATACAAACAAATGACACAATTGTATTTACAGTAAATAATGTTGGGCATCCATTCTGGATTCAAACTGAAACTGGTACAGGCGGTGCTAAAAAAGGACACATAGCATTTTGTGGACGAACTACTGGTCAATTAGGTGATCCTGCAGATACTCCAACATTTGGAGGTTATGATTTATTTTTAGGAATCTTTGATCCTAGAAATTGGAATGCAGAATATTATAATATGGGTTCAGGCTATAATGACAAAGCAATGAATCTTCATGATATAGATAGCACTATACCTAATACACTAGCTTTAGTATACACTACTTTTGGATCAATGAATGGTGGACCTACATTTGGATCAGAGGATATTGGTATAATAACATTTAATTATGATACTGATGATTGGAGTGAAGGTTTTACAACTGGATCGGAAACTTCAGAAGAAATAGATCAAAATGGTAAACCTAGTACAAGATTAGCTGATGGAAGAATAGCAGTTGTCGCAAATAGCTCAGGCGCATTTGCAGATAACTCTGTAACATTTGGACTAAAGGATATGGTTTTAGGTATATTTGACTTTGATAGTGATACGTTGAATGGTGGCTATAAAGGATGGAGAAAATATCAAGTTGGATCTGGTTCTTCAGATTTTTCTTATAGCGTTGATAACAATGGATCTTCATTACTTATAACTGGTTATTCAGAAGCAACATGGGATAAAGAAGTGCATGGTGTTATAGTTGAATTTGACCCAGAAAGAAATGTGCTTGCAAAATCAAGCGGGAGTTAATAAATGGCAATTTTAAATTTTCCACCTAATCCTAACAACGGCGATTCATACACCGCCAATGGGATTGATTATACGTATGATTCTAATACGACGTCTTGGATTGTAGATGCTGCAGTAGGATATACTGGATCAAAGGGATTTACTGGATCTAAAGGAGCAGGATATACCGGGTCAAGAGGTCTTTTAGGCTATTCTGGATCTCGAGGATTTACGGGATCACGCGGATTTACTGGATCAAGAGGATTTGCAGGATCTGCAAATTCACTCGGAATTATATACTATATCGACACAACTACAACCACGACTGCAGCGGACACTGTTCCTGGTCAAATGGTTTTTAATAGCGCCACTTTTACTAGTGCTACTGAAATAGCTATTGATGCCTTTGATGACCTTAATAATAATCAAAATGGTTATATTGACACATTTGATGATTTCGGTTCTAGTACAAATAGAGGCTATTTGTACGTAAGATCTTTAGACGCATCAGATAGTGGATTTATAATTTATGAAGTTACTGGCAGCGTTGTTTCAACAGGTAGCGCGAGAAGATTAACTGTTACTGGCATATCAGGCGGAGCGGGTTGGCAAAATAATGATAAAGTACTTATCAATTTTATTCATCAAGGACAAACAGGATTTGTTGGATCGCAAGGTGATAGAGGATTCACTGGATCAAGAGGATTTACTGGTTCTAAAGGTGACAGAGGATATACCGGATCTAAGGGTGATATAGGATTCACGGGTTCAAAAGGTGATAGAGGATTCACTGGATCTCAAGGCGTTATAGGATATACCGGATCTAAGGGTGATAGAGGATTCACTGGATCTCAAGGCGTTATAGGTTACACTGGATCAAGAGGTGCTACTGGTTTCAATGGATCTCAAGGTGATATAGGTTACACTGGATCTCAAGGCGTTATAGGATATACCGGATCTCAAGGCGTTATAGGATATACCGGATCTCGAGGATTTACTGGTTCACGTGGATTCACTGGTTCGAAAGGTGATATAGGTTACACTGGATCTCAAGGCGTTATAGGATATACCGGATCTAAGGGTGATAGAGGATTCACGGGTTCACGTGGATTTATAGGTTACACTGGATCTAAGGGTGACAGAGGTTACACTGGATCTCGAGGATTTACTGGTTCAAGAGGTGATGATGGTACATCTGTTACAATTGCTGGATCAGTAGCAGACGTTAACGTAAATCCTCCAAATAATC